TCACACTATCAATCCATGTTCCTTAATGAAACCCAACCAAGTGTTTGCCACTTTTTGGCCTTCTTCAAGACCTGCTTGATATGCCATTGACAAACTGGGATGAGCAGTTGACCATGCTTTGATGCGAATGGGTGCTAGATACATACCCATCTTTGTATCCGGTGAGGGATATACCGTATGCTTCATTACAAACATGATGACTTCATTCTCAAAGTCCAAGAGGATGTTATCATCGTGTGTGCGGAGGTATTCACGGGCAAGTTGCAAATGACGATCCATTGGAATTGTGGTTGTCATTGTGTTGTGTTTTATCGTTGAGTTATTCAGAGATATCAAATTTCTGTAAATGGAATGAATTATCAGGAGTAAATGTTTAGAAGGGAATTGTTTGCGCAGTTCGTCCCAACACGCATTACTTCGAGAATTCAACAACCTTCAAGAGGGTTGAACAGGGTCAGTCAACCTTCAACTGATCAATCACCTTCTTAATACTAAACTTTCCCCTCTGATACCTCTCTTGCAAAGTGGTATAAACTTGTGACAATTTCATACTCCCTTCTCTTGTCAAGTCTTGAAAATCTTTCCAGATGCGTTCTTTCTCCCCCTCCTCAAAACGCTTCCCCATCTTTTCGGGAAGTTGCACTTCTGGTGCTTTCAGTGATCGCAAGCCAATTCCGTATTCTATTGCTGCAAGTCTTGCCTCGTGATAATGAAACATCTCTTTGTTAACTTCAAAACCAACTGCCTTGCGTCCCAAGCGGAGTGCATTGTATGCAGTCGTGAAGTTTCCCATAAAGAAATCACATACTGTGTCGTCTTTGTCGCTTGAATACAAGATTAGTTTTTCTACCAAAGCATCGGGCAATTTGTTCGTATTCTTTAATTCACCTTCCTTGTACTGCTGATATTCCTTGTTAATTGTAAAGACGTCTTCAAGGTCGCTGTAAAGTGCCTTATTACCAGATGCGTTTTTTTCCTGGGGACCAAATCTGCAGTATGTATTGAACTTTGGTTTGGATGTCTTTGCCAACATCAAAACATGATAATGTGAGGACACAAACTTGCATTTTGTGAATACTCCAAAATTGTATTTCCAAATGATGTGATTAATCGTGTGCAATTCTGCTTGTTGAACAGCATTGAGGACTTCTCCTAATTTGTTCCAACCACTGATAATGTACATGGTGCCATCTGGCTTCAGTTTCTGCTTTGCAATAGACAGCCATTGAAAGCACCATTGCTCATAGTTGTCTGGTGCTTCGTGATAATTTTGTGTGACATTTGCTTTCTTTCTATTGTAATGCTTGTCAAAAGTGGATTCACCCAAGCCAAATGGCGGATCGCATATAAAAAGGCTAACAGAGTTGTCTGTAATGAGAGTGGCTGCATTCAAGCAATCTTCATTATACACTTTGTAATGTGTCATTAGTTGTATGGTTCGTGATGCTATATATTTGCTGGTCAGTTTTTTATATCGTTTCTTCTTCCATGGGACAATTGTTAATAGCTTCTTCTGCAACTAAAAGGAAACACTGTTTGTTTTCACATTGGGCTTTGTCATAGGTTAGGTCAAGTGGGAGGGAGAAAGGGTAATTGTTCTTATTGAGGCGTGTTAGGAGGGATCTTTTAAGGGCAAGACCGTCTCTCGTGTCTTTCAAGTATGGTATGTAATCTATATCTTCTGTGTTAAGCAAATCTTCTGTGAGAAAGTAGAGTTTGCGTGGTGTTATAACTATGGTTTTATGCATCATTTTTTCCCTGTTGGGACCAAGGCTATTTACAAGTTTGATGTCTCCTGTGCTGGAATATTTGAGTGAAATCTGGTCGTAATCTTCAATAGCAATGTCGGTGCGGACACCATGTGGAGTGGTATTTACTGTTAGATTTGAGGACTTTGTTAGAGTGTGTGCAAAGAAATGCTCAATGCAATTCCCGACATCAAAGCGATTGCATGCAAGACGTGTGCCATATTTTTTCAAAACGTAAAGAGCACGTCTTTGGAATGGCTTGAAATTCATGCGTTGTAAGTGGCGGAAAAAGTCGGTGTCGGTGAGGAGGGAAGTGGTGACTGTGCGGGTCATTTTGGGGTTTTCTTTGATTTATAGTCAGTTTTTCGAGTCGGCGAATGTTTACAGAATTATACTCTTACAAATTAGACAAAATGAACTGCTTCACATGCTCTTGTTTGAATCTGAAAGACAAGATAAATGAGATATCAAGGATATTTCATTAATTTTGAGAACCTACAAGCATGATGTATCCATGTTCTGTTCAATCAATAGCCGATGCCTTTCTAACTCTTGTTGGCGTCTATGCTGATTGTTGACATTGTCAAGTTGGATATGTAGAGTATGGAGGGCAATCCGATGCCGCTCGGCCTTTTCTTTATGCATCTCAAGAGTGCATTCTCCATTGCGATATAATATTTCCGTTTTTGTTTTCCTCTTTCAGTTCCAGCAAGCATACACATACCCTTGAAAGTGTCAGCATTCATAAAAATCATCTCTTTATTATCTCAACCGCGAATGCTTATCCTCAGGGATAAGCAATTTACCATGTAGTCGGAACCCTCTACTTTATATATCCCTCAACTTGATTTTTCATTCAGTTTTGCAGCTTTAATAATGAGTTCATTAAACTTGTCGTGTATGGGCACTAATTTGCTGCTGGTTGTTGACCACGTTCGTTTTCCTTCCTTCACGAGAGCAGGATGCCTGTCAATAATGAAACTGTCTCCACGAGTATCCGTTTCACCTCTATAGTAACAATACTTAGGCAGGTCAGAATGAATTATGCCACAGTTATTTGGTAAGTGAGAGACTGTTTTTTTCCCTTCTACCCTCTGCCTCCGTGGAATAATTGCCTGTGATGTTTCTCCCGTAACATGAGGTAGTTTGTTTCCTTCGTATATCTGTATACTCTCTCTGATATTCAAGTACTCTTGGGAAGTTTCTAATTTCAATTTGTCAAATTTCTCTTTATTCTTGTCTACCCATTTCGCATCAAGTTCCTGAAGTCTTGAAAGGATATCTTGAAACTTTTCAACCACATTGAGTTTCTTAGACTTGCTTCCACTTTGGCAAGCCTTCTTTCGTATCCCACTGAGAACCTCCGCCTCAAGGTAAGGATGATTCTCAATAACAAACTTTTCCTCCGTCTTATCCCATCTCACATACTTTGGAAGACTTTGAACACCCATCTGTACTAGATCATGACAAGGTCGTTGTTTGTCACTCCTTGATGGTCTATTCGAGTTTTGCTCACTTTGTGAAGCAATGCGTAAGTTTCTCGAGCGGTTGTCCAATTTGAAACAATTGATATGATCAACAGTCAAGTCAGTATCAATCTGTTGATGCCTTTGAACAACAATCCTATGCATGAACCCATATTTTCCTGTAAAGGCATATCCTACCTTCAAAACACCCCAATTGTATTTTGAAAATTCTTCATCATATACTTTATCATATACGATAGGATTCCAGTTCAACGAGTCCCATAAAACTGCACATATCTCTTCAGAATTATTCGTAAGCACATACTTTGCTTTAACTTCAGTCTTTCCTTTTACCCTTTTCAAGGTTTCTTTTGAAACAACCGAGAATGCCATATTTACCTGTACGTAGTGCCTTGACTTTATGTTGTTCTATGCCACCCATACCAGAAACCTACTTAAGAACAACAACCTATATATATTTATGATTTCCTTGCAACATGTTCCAAACAGCGGGCAACCAAACGATTGTGTGTATAAACTTGTTGATGAAATGAATCAAGAGATAGCAAGGGTTTGTGCACACCTAGACTATCCTTTTGATGAACATCTTAATATCAGCCTCATTGATACTCATGACATACCTAAAACTGTTGATGCAATAATAACATTTGCTAAAATGCAAGGAAAACACATTGTAACACTGCCACATTTGATACACTTTCAAGACGGAACATACCTTCAAGATGTTGATAATGGGTGGTCTTTTGATGGGGATACACGTGTTGATACAAGTCATTTGTCGTTACATGACCATGCTATCACAAAGCAGAACCTTGAATGGGATAGAATTGCATGTAAAGAGATGGGTGAAGAAACATGTCATGAAGAAGAAATTATCAAACACAAGCAATTGATGCGTGAAAACCCATCTCTGTGGAGTATAGGTCAGAAGGTGTGGGATTACGTATGTAACAACTACGCAAATGTGACTGAGATTGTGTACGAAAGATCTGGAGAACACGTGGAAGGTTTTGATTACGCAAAAGATTGTGTTTCTGTTATGGAAACTGTTCAGTCATACAGGACTAAGCAGTTTGTGCCAGTTATTTGCTTGCCACACAAAACAGAAATTCCGAAGGAGGTCTTGAAAGGTAAAGTATATGACATACATATTTCCTTATATGACTCAGAAAATTGGATATCACAGAAAACACCAGTGTTGAGTCAAGCAAGAGGCAAAGCGTTTATCTACAATGTGAAAGAAATGATTACGGATGTGTGTGAGGACGAACCAAAGAAGCGGAATGTTATCAAGATATGCTTTACGAATACCATGATATTCCACATGGGAGAACGTCCACATGATTTGGACACGTACATGGACATATCCATCAATGGACTACATATTGTTCGTAAAAGCACAAGTGACTTTAGATTCAACAAATTGAGGTGGTATACACCTCGCGAAGAAGAATGTTGGCCAAATCTAACATGCAAATTTGATGATAAAGAAAGGACTTGTATATGTATAAATTCACTGTGGTTTCCTGAATGTAGTACATATGCAAAGAACTCATATGAGATTCTTAGTGAATTTGCACTCGTGTTGAAAAAGGAACCAACATTGAAGCGAAAATACTTTGTTGTAGAGAAGTTATGTCGTAAAATAATTTATGCATCATCAGATGACAACAACGATGAAAATGATTTCATGGTGGCTTGGATATATTTAGTTCATCTTCGTGAATTCATCAAGTTGGGCGAAGATGTTTTCAAGCATGGACAAGCAAAAGCAAAGGCAACAATGTTAACTCCACCTCGCTTGAAATCATATCCAAAAGGAAGCCAAGTAAAGTATCTAAGAGAGGTTCCCGTTGAATTTGTAGACCGGATAGAACGACTTATAACCAAGACATTTCATGGTAAGTTTCAAAAACATGCTGATGGGCATGAATACTTTATAGGCGACTGGAATGAAATGGTTTGTATCATTGACCAATGTATTAGTAGTGTAATAAGGAGTTGATAGCCATGATATCTGTATATCATCATATTGCTTAACATCATTGTCATGCAAGTTGTTTTGTGATAAATTCCCTCTACAATCTTGGCTTCTTCCTTTTTGAAAGGTTATTTATACTACCGATACCCTTTTGCAGCAGACATTGTCATCATGTTTATTACATGAATATCACAAAAAGTAAAAAAATACAAATCTAAGAGACACTCTAGTTGCTGTATGCAAGACCCATCTAAAGATGAAATTTTCATTTCAGCATTGGAATATACCTTAAGGGATTTGCTTCCCCCACCTCCATCTATTCTCTGAACCTTCTTCCCGAAGGAAGCTTGGCTGCGGATTATCCCATAATCCTTGGCGTTTTGTCCATACCCGTTGGTGTTACCACGGCCAGATATTGTTTTCACAATATCCTTGGAAGCCAAAGACACGAGGAACTCCCCGTCAATTTGAAGGTGTTGCAGGTAATAAATACCTACTAGCCAGTAATTTTTCTGACTTTTATGGGCAGTCTTGCGTTTACCCATACCAGCGAATATCCATTAATGGACACCCGGACTGTATCTTGAGCCATAAGGCCCGTTGCCGTTCAGTCTCTGAAACCCCATCCTTTGAGGATGGTTGATCTGCGGATTGCCTCATACTTACAACGTTTTTACCGTTGGGAAGTGCCATTAACACTGTTCTTGCTTGGGATTGCTCCAAAGCAATGGTAGTTGTAAGTATAACGAGGGTTCCCGCATCAAGCAACGTCGCAATTAGTTGTAAGAAACTAATCACTAGCATGATTGCGACACCATACTTTTTTATGCCTGAAGTTGACATAATACGAAGGACATTATAGTTAGTTGCGAACACACGCACCTTGGCAGTCCTGCTGTTGTTGCCATTCTTCACGGTGTTGTTGGTCAGCACCAGGTTGAGGGTGGCAGCATCGATACGGGACATGTTGCAAGTGCCTGAGGGTTGGTGCTCCTCGGGCTTCAGACCGAAGGAGTACACATTGATACCACGGCTGGGCACGTTCTCGTGGTGTTGGTAGGGTTGCACCAGGTTGAAGTAGCGACCATCACGCTCGCTGAAGCGGTCGTGACCGTTAAGTTGGAGCTTGGCAGTAGCAATGGGGTTGTCACCACCCTCGAAGGTAGTGGGAAGGAACACGCGGTTAGCACCACCAGCAGCCACACCGGGCATGCCACCAGCCAGACGATCCACATCGGAGGGATCCACCAGACCAGTGGTGCCATAGGCATCAACCACTGAGTAGGCAGAGTCGGAGGTGAATGTGGGGTCAAGGGCATCGGTGTAGTTGAACCATTGAGCACCAAACTTGGCATCAAGGGCAACATTGTCATCGGGCTGGGCTACAAAAATCAGCTCCTTCACCGGGTGGTTGAAGTTGAGCTTAACCTTGGTGTTGGAGTTGCTTGTGCTCTCGTCACCTGTGAATTGAAGCTGCTCGATGAGGTACTCATGTGATACTTGTGCAAAACGCCTCCTCTCATCAGTGTCCAGGTAGATGTAGTCTACGAACAGGGAGGCACTGTTGAGGCTGCTTGGCACAACGGCGGTGTCGCTGTACACCCAGTTGTTGCCGCTCTTGTTGGCAGCCCAGTAGGTGTTCTTCTTCTCAGCAAGTTCAAGGTTGATCTTAACCTCGTGGTATTGCAAGGCAATGAGTGGGAGTGCAAGACCTGCGTTCCTGTTGAACCAGAATTGCAGGGGGATGTACAGGATCTGGCCGGGCACCTTGATGTCTGAGCCAGAGGTGTTCAGCACGGGGTTCACTAGGGAAGGAATGTTGCCGACCATGTTGGCATAGCCAAGTTGGTGACCTGCGGTCTGGGTCAGCTCATTCCAGATGTGTAGCCAATCAGAATACCAGTTATTTTCAGTCTTCATACGACTGAAATGAGACTATACCTTGAGCAATTAAAAAATTGCCCGCTACCATCTAGTCGTTGAACGGTGTTGTTACGATGTTTCTAATTTATCGCAACAACCTTCGCTGCGGATTATCCGTTTGAGAAATCCTGTGAAGTCTTTCTCATCTTCGGGATTTTTACCATACCAGAGTTCTACTCTCTGCCACCAACATGTCTCCATGCTGGTTTGGTACCCTTCATATAAATCTAAGAATTGCTTTACTGTATTGACATGGTTAATTATAACATTAGATAGTATCTTGTCCCGCTTATCCCTATTCTCCTTTGCCCATAAAGGTCTAAGGTTTGTCCAACTACAAGCCAATAGTTGTTCTTCCCGTTTTGTTAAATCAAAGAAAGCCAATGGAATTATGTGATCTACATGCCACTCTTTGTTGTTGTCCCAATTCATATCATCAACGAACTGATACTGAAGCCACTCCTTCAACTGTGGAATGTCACACCCAACAAGCATTTTGGATTTGTCTTTTTTGTAATCCTTGAGTGCGTGTCGGATTTGAGTTCCAATATTGGCTCTGAGTCTGAATTGGGGATCCTCTAATAGTTTCTTGGCATGTCGTTTCTTAGCATACTCATTACGTTGCTCCTTAACATCGGGTTTATTGTAATAACGGCGATTGTTTTCATTCGCTCGTTCTCTATTTGCCTTCGTCCTTTCATTCTCCCGACGACCACGACAAACCTTACATTCATGGCGATATCTCACTTTTCCATTCCTTGTATCTTTGAAAGATCCAAATTCTTCTAAAGACTTGGTCATTTGGCATGTTGGACAAAACTTCGTCTCTTCATTCATGATGTCAATTTATTTTTTAGCAATTCCTTTTTTTTATATGATTAATAACGGACGTTCCCGCAATTTGATAGCGTTGCAGTTTTGCATTGAGCAAAACCACTGGCGTCTGTGGTATGTTCCTATCTCCTACAATGGGAGGAATTAGCATGTTGAGATAGGATTGTGCACCACCAAATGTTTTTTCTCCTTTGTTGCACAATTCACAAAAGGAGCATGACACCTTTGAGCACTACAAATTGAATGCTTATCGATACGTTGGCCACCAATCTCTACTTCTACGTTCTTTACTAGGATGTGACCCAGCCAGTTCAGCCACCTGAAGCCCTTGTCAGTGGGGACAACGACATCAGGGATTTGTACGCGGAGGTACACACGGCTGATAAGGTCACCGTTACGGGATACGGTGCAAGTCACTTTCTTGCCAAAGTCGACAGCTCCTGAGACTTAGGAGAAATTCATTTTAATGAATATCAAACTCCTACGGACTATACCTTGAGCAAGCATTTGCTTACCCGCTGACGTCTAGTCTCTGAACTAATTCCTTTTCTTTCCTAAATGTCTTACACTAAAAGGAATTAGATGCTGATTGCCCATAACACACCTATGAATTTTCACCATACCCAAGTATTCTCTTGGCCAGTTGCTGCTCACGCAACAACCTTGGTATCACAGGTTAAATGGGGTTTCCAGCAGTTTGTCAGCGTTGCAGTTGATATATGCCAAAAGCAAAAAAGCATATCAACTACTAGCGACACTCGTTTTGGGCTTAATGCTGTGAATGTCGCTTTTTGACCCTACATTAAGGTCTGCTCGATCGACTCGATGGCAAAGTTAGTATGCCTGCGATATACGCATTTAATCCTCTATCTTGCGAAAGAGGATGGACTATATCTTAAGTTGGCTAATGCCAACCCACTAACATTTAGTCTCTGAACAAGGCACTTTAAAAGAAGTGCCCGTGCTGCGGATTTTCTACATGTTCTTCCATGATTTTTACCATACCGAAGTGTTTTACTCTTCGCCATTAGCATATTTCTACACTAACTTGGTACATTGAAAGAAATGTTTCAACAATGCTTTCATGTGCTCTTCATCTTAAACACATGAATGCGTGTTGTGCATATGTAGATGTTCCCGCAATTTGGAAGTGTTGCAAGGCAATAATGCAATAATTACCTCACTAGCAAGTTTGTTTAAAACCTACTGTTCAAAGCCTGTTATCGACCTTGAAGAAAGTGATCTGAGGATTGCCGGTTCTCTTTATCCTATTACTCTCGTAATAGGGAGGACTATATCTTAGATTGGCATTGAAGCCAACCCATCTCCATTTAGTCTCTTCACTCTGTTGCCCAAAGGCAACTTGGTTCCACGTTTGTCCTTATACGACTGCCAGATTTTCACCATACCGTGGTTTGTTCCACGCCATTAGCATGTTGTCATACTAACTTGGTACTGGTCAGTCATCGGAGGTTACTGGAGTTTGAAGATGTTGCAGTTTTAGGTTGCTAAAGCCCTAAAACCACTAGCAGTAGCAGAGAATCAGGAAACTGCTTAGGGACTTTTCATACGCCTATTTCCTATCAGCGTATTCCCACTGCTTTTCAACCCAACACAGTTAGGTAGATGTCTTGTGCACCATAAGCTACTAGTTGCATTCTGTCAATACCCTGCCTCTCAGCAAAGCATGGACTTTATCTTAAGCCTTCATTGGAATTGGTTAGATTCCTCCAACCCAAGACCTTAAAGCCTCTGAACCTTCCTCTTGAGAAAAACCAAGTTATCCCTAAGAGGTTTGGCTGCGGATTATCCCATATCCCACAGAATTTTTACCATACCCAAGTTTTCTCTTGGCCAGATTGCATTTTCAAACAATCTTTGGTATCCGTAAGATAAACGGGACTTCCCCGTCAATTTGGTCTTGTTGCTTTTTGGCAAAAATAATAAATTTGCCAAATACTAGTGCCTGTGGACTTGTTGTATGTTCCACTTACTGATTTATCCTGCTTTATACATACTTCAGCAGGAATGGCACTTTTCAGCTCTAATGAAAAAGCCGCCTCCCATTGTTTTTTATATGTTTACCTGAGAAAAAAATTTCAGCCAAAATGCAAAAATAAAACGCAAAAAAAAATCACCCACCAAATCTTGGAGATGGCGGTCCAAATGACCCATACCACCTACCTGGTTAATGCATACCGCTTCGAAGCCTTCTTCTCCTGAAGATGGCTCACAAATTGTTTGTAGTGCTCTGTTCCGCTGGTGAGGACAGATGGCTTGATGAATAGCGCAGTTCCATACCTACCCAATAAGGGTCTCTCGTACATGGGGCATGTGGACGCAAACTCCAAAGCAACTGGAGGCTTTGAGCAGTGAGGGACATTTGGAGTGTCCAAAAACATGAGTGTGCCACTTTGCGGAACAAAGGACAACTTGTCTGTCAGGAAGAATTCTCCAGGCACAAACTTACGAATCTTGTCCATGGGCGTGTAATCGTACCACAGAATCCACGACCACCCTCCGTCTTTGTCTGTGTGCATGAAACTCTCGTAATTCAGGGTCAGACTTTTAGATGTCCAGCATGTCCCATTGAGCAAGAAGGGACATCCTTCATTGCCAGCCAACTGCAACATTTTTGCGCAATGGGTTGGGAAATAGAGGGCAACATGCATATACTCCAAACCAGCAATCCTTTCAGCCATAGCCTCCACATCTTTAATCACGGACTTCTTATCATGGACATATCTCCCAAATATGGCTGCGGGGTTTCCCTGAGGCGACCTGTAACCAAAAACGTGCATGGCTTGGTTCTCAGGGGACTTTGCCCCAGCACGGCTAATGTTTTTGGCATAACGCACAGCATCTTGAATGTCCACGTGGGCCTTTGTGAGGTCCGCTACCTCTTGTCTCGGTATGGCATCACAAACTACCATAGCCACTACTTCATTCTTCTGTGTGTCCACCACCGCAAAAGACACCCCGTTGGACACTTTAACCCCCTCTTTCAACACATTCAACTTTGCCAGGTCAAAAACTGTCTCGATGCTTTCCCATAAAGAGTTGTAGCCGGCACAGTTGGCCAACACGGACTTACAAACTTGAGCCATATTGCCTTGAATTGCCTTGAATTGTTCGAAGCAGTACACAACCATGTTTCAAATTTCAATGGATTGTGGGTCTATTGTGGAAGCAAAAATAGAAGGACACTTCTCTTATTCATGATGTCTTGAATGAGTTCGTTTAGTTATAAGTACGCACAGAGTAAAAAGCATTACATTTCTAATACCAAATGGATCAACGACACAGACCGCACAGACGTGTAGGGGCATGGAGATTTGGATTAGATTACATGGTTAATATTTCCACAAATAGCAAAATTTCATCAAGATATAATATCCTTCACAATTTGGACTTTACACGAGTGTCAATAACTTTATCATACCACACCTCTTGCACTTGTCCATACCGCCTCATTACAACTTTCACTTTCCCCCCATGCATCTCCACGCTTTCTACGTGAGTGTTGGCAGATAGGCTATCTACTCCACTGCTATATGCTATGGTATCATGCCCTTGAATGCTCCTGCCTTCCTCTATAATGTGAACGCGGATACTTGGAACCAATGTTTTTGCCGTAGATGCTGCATACAGGCCAACCAATCCACCACCAATTATAACAAGGCTACTTGACATTTCGGATGTCATTGTACTGATATCTTGCAAAGCAATTATATTTTCATTTTTTTTGAATGCAACTTTCACCTTGTTCCTTGCTCCTTTGCTCGTGCATACATTTCATCGGTGGTTTTTTTCACGGCTTGCCAATACACTACGAGATGCCCTTGCTTTTGCATATCCTTCATTACAGCATCCTTGTGCTCATGATAATATGCCCACTTGATCTTGTTCTCTTCGCTTAGTGGTTTCTTTTTCTTCGCACTTTGAGCGATAGCATCACTTTGCTCCAATGCTATCTTCTCCACATGCTTCTTCAATTCATCATTGGCTTGTTCCAAATACTTGACACGCTCTAATGCTATCTTCTCTACATGCTTTTTCATTTCATCATTGGCATTTTCCAAATACATCACACGCTGTGTTAGGGTATAGATTTCACCTTCCATGGTATCTTGTTTCCAGCTTATAGCCTATGCCTTTCCCCTCTTTTGTCTTCCTTTAAATAGTTTGAAAGGGAATTATAGCACTTAAGGAATTTTATGTTGACAATTTTATAGTTATGAATGTTGAAAAAAAAGCATTCATACCCCACCGTGAATATCAAAACACTTGATGCAAAACATACCCATAAATTAGACGAGTTCAGTGCTAAAAGCAATGCATATCAAGATAAAATGAAAGCCTTGGAATTAATTGAGGCATCATTAGAAAGATATGGCTCAAATGCATTGAGCAATTTATCTGATGAGCAATTCAATGATTACATGGGATTGCAAGACAAGCACAAAGATCTTATGAAGGAAATACAAACAATAAAAGCAAACAGAGATGAATTGGATTACTATGTCACCACAGGTGATATCATCTTCAAGTATTATGAAATTGTTGAAAAGGGGAATGAAAATGATGCCCTGCATAGCGTGAAGGAGAACAGCATATTGAAATTCTTTGTGCAAGCATCAGCCTCCAATACTATGCCTGAACATGCGTCTTCAATTCCAGAAGGCGACCGTGCTGGATTGTTGGATAGGTATTTGCAATACACGGATGAAAATTACATGAAGCCCAATCCTATTGAGGATTCTAATAGGTGTTCTTGTTGCGACTCAGAAAACAGAACGCCATTAGTTAATGACGGGTTCATGTATTGCAATGATTGCCATAGCATAGAAACTCTGTTGGTGGATCATGAGAAACCCTCCTATAAGGATCCACCGAAAGAGATATCGTACTTTGCCTTTATTGTAGGGCATAAAAGTCGCAGGTTCAAACCCTTAACGCGGCTAGTGGTTATGATTGTAAATATAATTGTAACAATCGAACTGCAACATCCCTTGATGCTGGAAAACTCGTCAAGCCTTCAACACCAAGGTGGTTGTGAAAGCAATCACTGGCAGAGAGCAAACTCTGGTATGGTAATAGCTTGAAGGATTGAGCAACCAGCAGTTCAACCTCCTAAAGACGAATGTCTATGGAGGGGATTCAGAGACTGAACGGGGATGGGTCTGTAAAGACTTAAGATACAGTCCATCGAACACTATAATCAGTGTTATACAAGAGACAAGAGGATAAATCATCTGAACGAGTCGAATTCTGCATTGATAGACACATACTATTTGCTTATATATATTTACATTGTTTGCATACAAGCGACAATCTGCACTTAGAAGAGAAAAAGCAAATATACATGTGTCAATCCAGCTCGTAATAGCAGACTTGAAAAGAGTGTCTGCTAGTCCATGTGTTTATTACATGGGCAACACTTCCAAATTGCGGAGAACTCCATGCACTATAGACTACCACCCTACCTGCCAAGAGCCCGTAGGGGAACTCGGGTAATGACCGAAACCAATGGTAAAAACGTCTAATAGTTGGACAACCCGCAGCAAGGGGAATTATACTCCTTGTACAGAGACTAGATGTTAGTGGGTTGGTCTATGTGACCAATTTAAGGTATAGTCCGTCTCCTCAGGTAACTAAGGAGGACAAACGGGATAAGTCAAATCCAGGGCAAAGAGTCAACTGAAATTCCAGAAAGTGTCTATGACATGATTCTCATGGAAATCAAAAAGCAAAGGATAACAAATATGGCACAAATCACGCCAGAAAAAATAAAAGAAATTCTGAAACGCCTGAAGGCAAACAAGTACTACGAACACATTAATCACATAATCCATAAACTAACAGGCAATCCTGTTCCTAATTTCCCACCAGAGGTGGAAGAGAAATTGAGACAGATGTTCAAAATGATTCAAATACCCTTTTTCAATCACGCTCCAAGATCTCGTAAGAACTTCTTGTCGTATTCGTACACAATTCATAAGTGTCTCCAATTACTTGAATTGGATGAATACCTACCTTACTTCCCATTACTCAAATCTCGGGAGAAGTTGTGGGCACAAGACCTTGTTTGGAAGGCCATTACTGGCGATTTAGGTTGGAGTTTTTATCCTTCCTTGTAGGTTGTCTTTTTTCCGCAATACGATGCAATGTTTTAAAGCAAAATTACCAGAATTGTCGCGGCCGGCAAAACGGAAAAGAAATGGTGCCGATGTTCTCGAGTATATAAGGAAATACATAACCCAAAACAATGACATAAAGGTTGTTGATTGACATTACAACATAATGTCTGCATCACCAAGCAATCCTGACACCTCACACATCAAGCAGTTTGTGAACCTTGTAGAAATTTTCAAGAGACTGGGAAGCAGAAGGTCTCCATTTCAACATCTCTTACTGAAAGAGATTGAAACTCTTCTGGATTACGACTTTTGAGAAAACAACGATTTGATATGCGAATCATTATTCCAATGTATTTGGGGTCTTGTCTTCAAATACCATTCAATAGTTTTTTCAATTCCAGTCTTGAAATCAGTTTGGCATTCCCATCCCAATGCTTTCAATTTCTGATCACATATGTAATACCTTTTATCATTGAATTTTCTATCTTCAACATGTTTTACCAACTCAGTTTTATTGCCATCACCTAAAATGTCAATTAGGTAATGTGCGAGGTCAATCATAGATATCTCTTCTGACACCCCAATGTTGTATACTTCTCCAATTTGTCCTTTTAACACAATTGTTTCAACAGCACGGACAACATCGTCCACATACACAAATGCCCTTCGTGCTTGCCCATCTCCAGTGACGGTGCATGGTTGTCCATTACACAATTGATAGATAAACTTCGGTATTACTTTCTCGGGGTATTGACGAGGACCGTAAACATTGTTACCCCTTGTTATTACTATTGGCAATTTAAATGAGTAGTAATAAGACATCACAAGCATCTCTGCTGCTGCTTTGGTTGCAGCGTAGGGATTTGTCGGGCACAGCAATGACTTTTCTGTTTTCCTCTCTGTGTCATTAAAGTCAGACTCTCCATAAACCTCATCGGTGCTTATATGAACAAACCGCTCTATTTTCCCATACTCCTTACAACATTCAATAAGCACATGTGTGCCATAAACATTGTCATAAGTATACGCTAGGGAATCAGTAAAACTGTTGTCAACATGAGATTGGGCCGCAAAATGAACAACAGTATCTATGCAATATGTTGTCAAAAGGCACATTATGAAGTCTCTATCTTGAAGCCTTCCATGTTCAAAAATATAGTTTTTACTCGTTACGGTCTTATTATCCATATTGTTGGTAGAGGCACAGTAATATAATGCATCCAAGTTTACAAACCACACATCACGGTACTTGTTAACCATATAGTTGATGAAGTTGGAACCAATGAAGCCACAACCTCCAGTAACTAGAACGTTTTTCATGTTATTTGCTTGATACTATTGCATTCTAGTTGCATTTACTTTTGCAGATTACAACGCACACACCACGCTTTCCATGCGTGCCACGCTTTGCTCTTATTGTAGCATGATGTACAAAGTTCATTGTGCCAATTCTTAAGAGCACATTGTAGATTGCAACACTTGCACATAACTGTGTTGCTGAGCAACTTGTGCAAAAATTCAACTTCATCCCAACCACTTACTGTGCTGGCATTTGTAATAGTTTTTTCACAAATGGATATGTCGCTTGCACTATGCACATTCATTCCCAGCCATTCACAAATGTCTGCAGATTTTTGGGCATCACGAGAGAGCCATGAAAATACCACAGAGTCATCTCCTTCCTTTGTAATTCCCACATTCCCAAAAGGACACTCCATAGTCCCTATAACCCGTAGTGCATCGTTGAAATACACCGCAGCACGCAAATCTCCCAAAATAACGCTTATGTCGCTACAACCCTTGGGTTGGACAGCAATTGTCCTGCAACCGTGTATATAGGGAATGTCACAATCCTTACAAATCCATCCTGAGCACTCCGAACATACAACAATATGCCTAACATGAAATTTCTGTTCACAAAACTTGCATTGTCTTGGCATATTCAAGTCTTCGCGTTCACATATAGGGCAATATGCACAACAATCATCGTACCAACATGTTTTGCACAAAGACACTTTGCACAAAGAACAAGTCGTGTCCATAATCTCATCCTCTGAATAACAAATAACACATTGCATGATATAAATCTTGCTATTGTTGGTTGAGATTTGTATTGGCGGATTTAGATGCAGTTCTGGCAGCCCTCGGAGGAGGTGGTGGGGGTGGCGGCCAATATTGGTATGGCATTGGAGCGTATTGTGGGGCAGGAACATATTGTGCCATAGCCACACGAGGTGGAGGCGGTGGTGGTGGAGGCAAAGGGTACTGCCCTTCAATTGCTCCACCTGCCGCTGCCATTTGACGCTGTCTCTGCCTCTCGGCCTTCTGCTCCGCTTGTTTCAACTTGTATGGTCTTGTGTTCTTTGGCTTGTTAGGATTCTTCGGCTTTTCCTCCTTTTTCTTCTCTGGCTTTGGTCTCTTATAATCTGGAATATACAACTTGAACTTCACCCTATACCCTTGAATCTCAATCATCGGCTTGGTGATGTTAGGGTACTTAGTGTGACTTTCCCACCATGTGATAATGTCCAACACAGGAACATCTGCCAATTCTGGCACCCATTTCTTGACATACTCGCACCAAGGATCGTGTGTCCCTTGTTGCCTATATGGATTGAATAAGCGGCGGTAGCCAAGACACCAACACCACCCTTGGCTGTTGTTGGGTGCATCGTAATCTACCAATTTTTGGGCAAAATACTTCTCCCCCAAACGCCAATCAAATCCAAGATGCTTGACCAAAAACATGGCAACTATCATCCGAAGCCTATTGTGCATCCATCCCGTCTTGTTCATGCATCTCATACCTGCATCCACAATTGGGAATCCTGTATTGCCAGTCTTCCATTTTTCAAACTGTTCCATATCTTCATTCCATTTTGCCTTCTCGTAGCGTCCATGCATTGGTGTGTTGCGTTCACCAATCTGTCCCTTCAAAATCTCAGGATAATGGTATGCTACATTGTAGTAGAATTCACGCCAATATAGATTGGCAACCAAGTTGGAAGCCTTTCCACATGCCTCTTTTGAAACCTTGAACACTTCACGAATACTGACACAGCCAAATTTAATGGATGCACTGAGTTTGGTTGTTGCGTCCTTGACAGGAATGTCCCTATCCTTCTTGTAAGTCCTAAATTCACCTTTCTTTATCTTGTGCAAGATGTCGAGAGCATACTCCCTACCTCCCTTTTGCTCCACATGTTCATTGAACTCATAGAACTTCTTGGAAGAAAGGTCCCCATCCGTGCAAATTTCTTGCCCCACTTCTGTATTCACCCAATCAACTTTCAACTCAGGCACGGCATGTGGATCGGGCACAGGGATGCGAATAGCCCTTCTGTAAAATGGCGTATATATCTCAAAGGGCTTCCCCTCATTTGTCCTGACCTTTTCAATAGGATACATAGTATAATCTTCATGCTTTAGAACATCAATTGCTTTCTTGTCGCAAAACTCTCCTATTGCCTCATCCCTTTTAATTGCAAAAGGAGTGATATCCTGATTGAATGCGACGACTTTAACATTGCAAACTTTGCAAATGTCGGTGATAACATCTATATCAGAGCCGTAATAGTAGTGCAATCTTCCTCCACATTGCTTTAGTTCTTCGTTCAATCCTTGAAGACTCTCAATCATAAACTGAACTTGATTGTTGTTAAAGTAGGCATTCCGCTCGGGGTCTATCTGTTCTGGATTGAAAATGAATACAGGTAAAAGGTTGTATCCTTTGTTGTGAGCCACTTTGACTGCTTCTATCCAAGTGGTATTGTCGTGAAGACGCAAATCTCTACGAAAGATGAAGATAAGGGTGTCCATGGCATTAACCTTTGCCATTTTACACTTCAAAAAGGATAATTCTTTATATGATTGAAATTTGTTTGTAGCAAGTCAATTTTTTGGCATTATATTGAGACTTAGACTTTGACAACAAGGAATTGCTCACTGTCAAGTTCAATATCACACCACATATCTTCGATAAACATCTTGATGGTTTTCGTTCCTGCACTTACAATTATAAGGGTAATGGACCCCATGTAGTTGAATACAAGCGTGCCATCATTTGGTGATGTCTTCATTACTTTTAATGTGTAGGATGGTCTTTCATGATGTAAAGACAAATGCAAAGTATGAGCCAGTAACTTACACACATGTGCACAAGCATGTGTAAACTCCCTTAGTGGTATTAAAAAGTGGTCTTGATCATGTGGTATTGCAGTATGTCTAACAGTCCCATTGTGAAAAGAGTAAGTAAATGCCTCCAAACCATCCAATACCAAATCGGGTCTTAAGAAAAGTCCAAAGCTCATATCATGTCCTTCAATATGATTTGACAACTTATTGCAAACATGCTGTATGTAACTTATTGCAGTTTGTGATAAAAGAGGTTTGTTATCATTGTATCTATTGTCTAAGAACATGAGACCGATATCATTTTGCTTGGGATGTACCCCTTTAGTCTTTTCTTTCAGTTGAGGGAGTAAACATATTTTGGGAATTGGTGGAAGGGATGCCATAATCTATATGATGAAAATAGAAAATGACAAATGGTCACATGTTGTCCTATAAACAAGTCAGCATTTAGTGAAAAAAGAAAAACTGAAAACCGAAACATTCTTTCATTCAATATTTATCCAAAGAATCTAAAATGGTATCCATATATATCTTGAAGTTGGAGAAAAACAAATATTACGTTGGCAAGACCAAAGATGCAGCAAAACGAACCTTGCAACATTTTCAAGGAAATGGGGCTGTATGGACACAGAAGTACAGGCCAATATCTGTCGTAGAGATACACAACAATTGTGTAGATGAAGACGAAGACAAATACGTGAAAATATATATGAAGAAATATGGCATCAACAGTGTGCGTGGCGGAAGTTACACAAGCATTGTATTATCTGAATTACAAGAAGCAGCACTGAATATGGAACTACTTGGCAACAGCGGTTGTTGCTTTAGGTGTATGAGGAAAGGACATTTTGCCAATAAGTGTTATGCAAGGACCTACGTAGATGGATCCCCAATTGATGATGATGAAAGTGACTATGAAGAAGTGTGGATTTGCGAATACTGCAACAAGGGATTTACGACAGAAAGAGAGGCAGAGAAGCACGAGCGTTTCTGTAAGAAGAAAGAAAAAGAAACAGCGTGTTTTCGTTGTGGACGAACGGGTCATTATGCCAATGAGTGTTATGCCCGCACAAATGTTGCTGGTGGTAGAATATACAATAGGCATTGATTACTAGAGTTCAAAGGAAAGAAAATACCACCAGGTATCATAGGTATGATAGAAATGTTTCAAATTTGTTTGGCACAATTCATAATCCATTATTTTTATACAAAACATTATTACCTAAAACCTGTTAGGATTGTATCCAAAATTGGGCATTACTAACGTTCCTCCCCATTCTAACTTGTCTATCTTTTTTAGGACAGTATCTACAATATCTCTTGTTAACTGTTTCCCCTTCAATGTATGAAAATATGTCATCATCTCAATCAAACCTGATATATGCAGATTCATGTTGTAATTTATATCTGCACATAGTCTTCCCATATCATTGTAAACAAAATCTATATTGTCTCCTCTTAATGAGTTTTCAAAATCCATAAATACAATTTTATATATGTTGCAAGGTATCTGTATCTGACCGAATGAGAAATTATATGATAATGTTTTCATTGTGGTATTACATAACATTATGTTCTTTGTATGTGTGTCATTGTGTATAAATTGAAACTTATTGAATGCTATCATCATGGACAGCATTGTTTGCCTAATACACGATTTAAGTAATTCCAAATTGTCTTTGGTCCATTCAAAGTCATAAATGCTCCCATTTCTAACGTATGGCATTACTAACACCGCCATACTTTTACCATCTGATTCACACAAGTAATCTTTGGAGCCTGGATATTTTTTGTAATCGTCTTCGCATTCAAAGTATGTTATGTACTTCATAAATCCTGGTAAAGTCTTCAAAAGTTTACCAAACTCGTATTCTTTTTTCAAGGTGTTCGAATTGCTGATTTTTATAACAATCTCATTACGTTGTTCTAATACTCCTAGCAACACTCTATTCTTGTCATCAAAGTTTGTTGGTTTCAAATGTTTAAGAACTTGCAACCATCCTTGAGTTACAAAGTTCGTGTCCTTTAACTTTTTATCGTAATTGATAAAGTATTTCGAGCTAGTTCCTGCATTAATGCTGGAAGAAGGTTTTCGTAGAACTGTTACGTTCATTTATCTTATCATTTTAATCTTATTCCAGAAACTGACCATTCAGCATTCGTATGGAATGAGTCTTCCACGAAGGCTTTATGGACTCATAGAAAGATGTGTGTGAGGAAGGGGGACAGCTTACAATAGAACCAGACGATCATATTCAGATGTCTAGAAGGTGGTACAATATAGATTCAAGAGAGCCTACTATGATGCATATAATAAACATTAGGCATTGATTACTAGAGTTCAAAGGAAAGAAAATACCACCAGGGACATGTCTCGCGGCATCTCTCACTGCATCTTGTTCCGCAATACTGTAGGGTGCTTTGCTAGATAGTGTGCCATAAGCAGGGCATCTGCAACATCATACCTCCGTGGCTCAATCTCCCTAAATACGTTCAACCAATTTGGATTCGTTTCCGCCAAAAGGGTAGCGGCTGCCTCCTCTGCTTCCTTCTTACGTTTCTTGTCATCCTTGGCAGAAACACCCGTCTTTTGTGAGGGCTGGAGAACTCTCACACGCACACCCTTCTCTTTGAAAAACTGCTTCACTGTGCGATTGACTGTTTTTACGCGCCAATTGTTGTAGTGTATGTCCTCATAGACAACAAGTAGTGGGTTGTCACTCGTGAGAAATGCTTTCACGTGCTCTTCCAAGTAGTTTGTGATGGGCTCCTTCACTTTCTTACCCTTGTTTTCCAACAAAAACAACCCAATCACCTTAAAAGACATATCCGATTCGAGACCCATAACATCTACCACAGCAATGCCGGTGCAGTGGTTGCCACCATCAACAGCAATGATCCTTACAGCATCCATGATATATGATGTCAATGGTGTCAAGGTGTCAATGGTGTAATACTTGACCAATACAGATTCATCCCATGCGATTTTCCTAATAAACCCCTCTAGGGGTCTCAAAATAATCAGTAGGATATTTCGTGCAGCGACAGATTCTCATGCTCTTCCATAAAGTCCAAGAATTAACCCATCTAATTCTTTTGATGAACCATTAATTTGTATCAGAGTGAGCACGAACAAAAGCAACATTTAGTGATATGACAAGATTTCTTGTTAAATGCCAGAATAACTTGTCAGAAAATGAAAAAATACAGAAAGAAGACTATTACATGTTATCAATTGAATCGGACGGGGCTGTTGAGGCCACCAGCAACGTTGCTGCCAATGGCGAAGCCGATACCGCTGCGTGCGGTGGCACCCACAGCGGGCATGAAGAGGTCCAGGATGGACAGGGTTGCAGCGGCCACCAGAGAGATGGTCAGGATCTCGCTTGCGTGGAGACGCTTGCCGGGGATGAGGTAGGCTGCCACAGCGACAATCAGACCCTCAAAAAGATACTTGAAAATGCGTACCAGAATTTCTTTGCCGTCAAATGCGAACTGTCCGCTCATTTTATATAAAATAAGAAAAGAAAAAAAATGCACATGAAAGCATTTAAGAGATTTCTTAGATGGAGTTCTATAAAGGATGCCAACAAATATGAATGACTTAGTTTCTGTGAAAGAGGCAGATTTTTTGGATCAAGACCCACCTATTCGTGGGCAAAAGTATGTGTGTCTTTCCTTCATCTCTCCAGAGGACGTGATTAAACAAAAGGATGCATATTTCTTTGAGCGTTTCATCAACTGGTTCTCTAGAGACTTGGATGAACTGTTCCGCAACTCAAAAGCTACGTATAAAGAGCAAGAAGATTTTATGAATGGTCTCCAAGCTATTGAAGAGAGGTATTCTTATTTATTTGATACCACACGTATTCAAGAAGAGTTTGAATTCTATAAGACCCAAAACATTGAAGAGTTGGAAGAAGATTATTTGCAAAAGAACAATTTCCAAACAACAATGCGTGGTATCAAGGTGCGTGGATCCTACGAGACTGTTAAGGAAGCCCAAATTAGGGCACAAGTCCTTAAGAGAATGGATGACAAGTTCAATGTGTACATTGCTGAAGTGGGATGCTGGTGCCCATGGTCCCCAAACCCAGAGGAGTTGGAGAACCAAGAATTTGCCGAGACACACTTGAACACTCTCATGAAGCAATATCGTGAGAACCAAGAACTAAAGGATGAGTTCTATGCCAAGCGAAAGGATATCATGGTGCAAGAGCAAATGAAAAAAGTGGATGCTGCCAAGGCAAAGGAAGATGAAGAAAGAAAGGTTTGGAAGGCTGAAGAGGAGAAGGAAAGAAAGGCTCGTGAGGAACGTGAGGAACAGGAAAGACTTAAAAGGGAGAGTGAGGTGAAGGAAAATGATGTGAAGGATGTGAAGGATGTGAAGGATGTGAAGGATGTGAAGGATGTGAAGGATGTGAAGGAAGGTGAAGTCACCGAGGAGTCAATTGATATCACTGCTGAAATTGAGAAGGATACTTGGCTGGATCGTAAAGAGGAGGAGAAAAGGGATCTTGAGCAGAAGGCATCTGGAAATGTGTTGCCTAATAGTAATGAGTAGGATGAATCAGGAGGAAACAAATTTGCAATTACAATTGCAATCTACTGACTATAAGACGAATAAGTTAATTATGGATGTTCAAAGCATTCAAGCATCAATGGATACGATGTTTAATAGGTTGAATTCACTCATTGATAGGTTGAATAGAAGGGCTTTCTTCCTTAAACGGGTTCTCATGTCAAGGGTTGCAGAGAAATTAGTGGTATCGCAAAATGATTACATCGCTACCCTATTGCGTAAATACAACCATGTAAATGGAAGCATTGAATTGGACCTAACAAAGGATATGACACCTGCATGGCAGATAGCAGATGCAATACTTGCTGAACCTGATTACACTACAAAAAATGAATTGTCGGAATTGTTTTGTTTTGTTTATGATATTACACCAGGAAATTACTTTTCTGACCCAATGGCATAGAAGCATTTAAAAAAATTGATTTGATAAGATGGAACATATATATAATCCTTTTTGCACTAACTACACACACAAAAACAAAGAAATGGCTCTTTCCAGTTGGACCGCTATTGGTCTGTATTTCCCCTTCTATATTGGATTTTACAGATGGGCGGTGTTCATCATTCTCAGGGTGATACCATCCCTCTTCTACAGACAGATCAAGCCGCAAAAGCGAGAAACAGCAGAACCAGGAGAATACATATACAGCAAGAAAGATGTCACTTGTATCATTCCAGTGTATGAGCCCCCTCCAAGTTTCATGAAAACAATTGAGCATCTTGTAATGAATGAGCCAGCACACATCATCGTTGTGGCAGATGTGACTTGTGAGAAGCATATCCGCGAAATGTGTGCTGCATACCCTACTGTAGAGGTTATTCCGGAAAGTAAACCCGGCAAACGGCCAGCACTAATCACAGGTCTCAAGGCAACCAAGACACGGCTCATTGCATTCGTAGATGATGATGTTCAATGGGTTGATGGCTTCATTGACAACCTTGTTGCCCCTTTCCAATACGCTGTTATTGGCGGGGTGGGTGTCAAGCAAGTGGCTCGTGTCGGTGGACCTTTTGAAATCATCCAGATTCTGGCAGATATGCGTCTTGCAGTTCGGTATCTTGAATTGAGGGCTTCCACAGCCCTTGATAAGGGTTGCAGTTGCATCAGTGGAAGGACAGGCTGTTATAGGACTGACCTCTTACAAAATGAGGAGTTCTACGACTACTTCTTGAACGAGAAGTTGTTTGGAATGCAACTGCAATCTGGTGATGATAAGTGTGTCACTCGTTATATGTACAAGACTGGACACAAGACTTATCATCAGTTCTATAACAACTGCAAACTTAGCACATCTTTTGAGACTGGCATGAAGTTCATGAAGCAAAATCTCAGATGGAGCCGCAATACTTGGAGGTCAGACATCAAGGCACTCTTCATTGAGAAGGACATATGGCGTGTTTGCCCCTTCACCGCCTTCATGATGTTTGACAAGATGCTCACCCCCTTCCTGATGATGTTCGGTGTGATCTATGTGCCAGTTGTCGCCGGTATGCGTGGTGATTGGGTTATGCTAATTGGCTGGTTCATATGGTTGTTCGTAAGTAGGAGCATCAAGTTGTGCTATTATCTCTGGGAACATCCGTTGCACATTGTCTATATCCCATTCTTTGTGGCATTCCAATATGTTCAGGCATTCGTTCGTGCATACACCCTATTCACTCTCACAAATAGGACATGGGGAACAAGGAGTATTACAGTGAAGAACAATGTAGTAGTAAGAAAGACAAAGGAGGTAGTGCCAGAGGTGCCCACAAGTGAAGGCACAAGTGAAGGTGATGTTGCCATTGTCATTGAGCAACCTACTCAATCTCACGACATTGACACTTATGAGTAAAAATATTATGTAATGCAACAAAGACTTGTAGAATCTTTATAGGATGCTTATAGAGTACTTATAGAATAATCATATCATCAAGTCGGTAGTACTCTTTTTTACCATTTGCCAAAGTGCGACAAATCATGTATGGCAATACACGTGCTTCCAGTTCTTTTAATGCCACCTTATGAGGATCAAAAGCCTCATTCTTTTCTATTTCAACATAGGGACGAGCATTCCGAGCAAGTTGCTCCATACGAAATCCAATTATCTTACATTTTTCATACTTAGACAATATGTTCTTGGTAATGTTTTTTGATGGATCATACGATTTCAGGATATCCTTATAATCTTCCACAACTTTGGTAGTCATTATTAAGATGCGTAGAAAATATATGTATTAGAATCAAATTTTCACTTGCTCTTATGTGCCTTTATTCGTTGATAATGTTATTATTGGTAATCCAGAATTGGGAGCAGTGGCAACAATGGTAGAGGTACTTCATGTTTTCAAAGTCGTACTTGACAAACAACACTTTGTTATCCTTTTCCCCCTTTGTGCAACCCGGGTTTGGACAAGGAATGTTATTCACCCTTGGCAATGTTTTATCGTGCTTGAGGTACTTGCTAACGTACTGTTTGTAGTTCATGTTGTCGTTGATGTAATTGTTGTCAAGGACGCATTCACTCTTGTCATTTGTAGAACTCACTTCCTCATTATTACAGTTCTTGCAAAAGTACACTTGCTCTTTATTATCATTCAACTTTACATACAAGAAGTTATCGCATAGAGTGCAAAACTTCATTTTGTAATATCAATATATATAATTTTGTCTTATACGCTTCTCAATTTTTTTATGTGATTAACTTGTGCGGTCATTCATCACTAAGAATTTAAGTAGAGATATATATATAATATGGACCCTATCAACCTCAATGTACACGTAATTCACGTCAAGGTGTTTGAGTATAGAAAAAACACATGCGAGAAACTCAGACACCTCTTGGAGCAAAGCGGACATTTCAATCTCAACTTTGAATATATCACTGAATATGATCCCAACGAGATTACCCCTGAACAAATTCGTATGTATGTCTCCTATGAACAACTCAAAGAGCAACACCTTGCCCAATTCAATCCTTTTATCAAGAACATGCATATCAACCAATTGTCAAACGCTTTGAAGCATTATGAAGCGTGCAAGAGGATTGCAAGTCAACCCGACAATAAGGCATTCAACATTGTAGTAGAAGATGATGTAATTTTCAATGACAATATTGCAGAGACTCTGAAGTTGAGTTTGGAATCCATTCCTGAAGATGGTGAACTCATTTTCTTGGGACTCCCTGGGTCAAAGGAAATAAAGGAAAGCATTATTCAGCACCAACCTCTTGCGGAAGTGTTCACAATATTGCCTTGTTGTGACTCCTACTTGCTTAATCGTGAAGTAGCATCTCGCATAGTGAAATCATACCTTCCAATCCGTTTTTCAAACAATGTGCATTTATCCTATTTGATTGCTCAACACAACCTCAAATGTTTCTTGAATGTGCCCAACATCTTCTTGGACGGCAGCAAATTAGGTCTGTTCTTCAGTAGTTTGGAGGTGAACAACAGGCTCATATTCAATCAGGACTACGTCCAACTTTCCAAGGCAATCAATGATAAGGCAGAATTTAGCAAAGAGGATATTGAAATTATCAACTCAATGTTCCAAAATGTTAAACTCAAGACCAATCCCGAATTCTACTTTTTGAAAGCACAATTTGAGACTAAAAAGAAGAATTATAACCTTGCCAAGGAGATATTTCAATATACATACACCCTTTACGAGAGGAATGGGTGCATCATGAACAATCAGAGCCATTTCCTAAGGGAGTACATGAAACTGTACAAGCACTTACAAACTATATAGCCAATTCTTGATTAGGCTTGCGGATCTTGCTCGTCAGCATCAGTATTCATCAATGCAGACAATTTTTCATCAATCAAAGCATCCATCTCTTCTCTCATCTCCGTGCTGTACATGTCAAGACGCTCTTTCACAATCTTGTTGACAATGCTTTCTAACTTATGGGTTAGCGATGCTTCCATTAGAATGAGTTCTTTTTTGACATCTGTCTCTTTGATCACCTCTGTATCTCTTTTAAGGCCGTTGATCATGGAGAGAAGTTCTGTTTGCCATTTTGACAAAGTCTTCTTAACATCTTCTATCTGTGTTTCAAACTGCGAAACATCAACAGATTTAGAAGAACCAGGTGTGGTTGTTGAAGCCTGCTCTCCTCCGGATACTTCCGTAATCTTTTCCTTTAGATGATGCACTTCCAATTGTAATGAACGTAGAGCATTGCCCAACATGTTTGCTTGTTGCTGAAAGTTTATTGCGTACATTGGTGTAATAACGTACATTATTGCTACAATAATATACGCAGGGACAAACGAGGCCAATCCACATAGTGAAAATTTGATTTAGCATTTAAAAAGTATTTATAAGATATAAGACATTACACAAGATGATTATCCAAGTGCGGTGCTTTTCGTGCAACCACGTGCTGGCTGACAAGTGGAATTATTATGTAGAAGAATGCAAAAAGTTGGATGGAGATGAAGGGGGAGAAGAAGCGGGCAAGCAAGAGATGAAAAACATGAGTTCCAAGGCTCGTGGGGAAATCCTTGATAAACTAGGGCTGAAACGTATGTGCTGTCGCCGCAGCATGTTAGGCACAGTAGATCTTATGGATTATATCTAATAAAGTAATAAAGTAATGGCGGAATACAAAGAATATGACAACTTATTAGAGTTGCTTAACAAATCTGATAAAGAGACGGTATATGAGAAACTGCTAGGTAAGGAAGAGAAAGTTTTGGACACGGTAAATCGGATAATTGATCACTCCAATGCCCAAGAGTTGAAACAAAAAGAGTTTCTTAACACACCTATTAAGGATATCATCCGCAACTTGTTTTTAAGGATGTCAAGTATCATTTTGGAATTGCAAAAGGCTTCTACTTTTCAGGATGTGAAAGCCATCATTTCCAAACATGATCGCCAGATATACATAGGACTATTCCTCATCATCGTAAGCGTGTTTTTGTTTTTCATTGCCGTAAGCTCATAGTGTTCTTTTTCTTCTATTAAGTAAGTATACTGGTTGTATCTTACTATGTTGTCATCATATATTTCTAAAGTGGCGTCTGACAACCACATGGCATTTACATACATGATTTTGGTTTTGTTTCTTTTTTACTCATTATTAAACTTTCAAACTGTTCAACAGAAGTTCATCATCATAGTCTTTGTATTGTTGGTTGCAGGTGCGTACTTGTCCAACACCATGAAGAATCTATCTGGAAATGAGAAAGAGGTCCACCTTATGAAGGCTGTGGAAAAGGATATCCTAAAAGAAGAGATGCATATACATATTGACAATGTCTTTGGAATATACAAAAGTCCTAAGAAGTTTAAATACATTTACATGAACACAGAACTGGTTGAGACAGTCAATAAACTTGCCTTCCTTTTAACCTATGACAAATACACATACTACAAATTGATAGTATGCTTGGAATATTACTACAAGATATACTATTTCATACTATTGCAGAAATACACTTGCACAAGCCATTATCAAACCTTGCAAGATCTGCGAAAGGAAATCTTAAACCTTATGCAACAGATGATTCTCAACATACCTGAGTACTCAAAGTTGTATGATGGGAACCTCAATGTTCAGTTGGACTACCATTCCAAAAAAATTCAGGCAATGACGTTCAGGTGTCTGAAAATCCTTAGCCACAAATGCAATAAAGCAAACAAAAACATGGCATTGATGTACAAAAGCCCACTTGCATTTGACAGGTCTCAAGAGAAGTGGCAGTTGTACTAACAAGTATTAACGAATGCCAGCCCCTCACCCAACAATAAGAATTGAGTTATGTCTTTATATATTTTTTCTATAACCAACTAAAACATGCTTTTTGGCTCGGAAAAGTTTATGACCATTTTGGAACACAAATACAGAATAGATTTCAATGTTCTTCCTGTTGATGATGATTTAAAGCACATATTCTCCCTTTTAGAACAGCATACGAATATCGATGTTTATGTCAAATTGCTCTCCTACATTGACATGTACGACTATGACAACTTCCAGCGTTTCTTTACAATCTGCCTCAGTAAATACACGGATATTGTTTTTGAGGATATCATTAATCTAGAAAATATCAAAGATGACATATGCTTACAAGCAATGTGTGTTGCATGTATGCAATACTACTTCATGTAATGTGCATTATTTTTCTCTCGATAGTGTAAACATGACAGGTGCAACCAAAGCAACAAAGACAAGCGACAAAAAAACAAAGGCTGCCAAGGGAGCGACAAAAGGTGGGTCACAGGCATCAACTGCCGTGAATGACTTCGTATCCACTGCCGCCTTTAACAAGATGCATGCCATGTTCTCTAACACACTCTCTCTTGCCAGTGGTGGAAGTTGTCGCAGTTGTAGGAGGAGGTTCACCAATGTAGACGTAAATGAAAAGCTCACTCAAAACATGACAGTTTTCAACAAGAATGGGGGAAAGCCTAAGAAAGCGGCAAAGACAGCAAAGACGGCAAAGACAACAAAGGCAACAAAGACAGCAAGGACAACAAAGCCGACAAAGGGTGTAAAAAGAGGAGGTGCTGCTGATACCGTGCAACCATCCGACCCTTCTGTTGCAACAATCGGTTATTCCGATTTGCTCGGTTTTGGCATAAATCCACCCACACAAATAGCAGCACCAAGTTTGTCTCATGCAGACCTCTCAAGCATTCCCCAATCTCAACTCTCCCTTGCATCACAACGCATCACAAGTCCTCCCCCCATTGTTAAAAATACTCAGTTTCCCAACGTCCCAGCATACAAAGGGTCTTTCCAATTTGGAGGGGCTAAGGGAAAGCGAACAAAGAAATAAGGAGTAATCTTGTTCTTTGGTGTGACATTTTTTCTTGACAGAGTGTAAAAGATATGGAGGAAGGAACTTGGAATGTATTGGATTCCTACTTCCAAAACAACAAAAACTTTTTGACAAAGCATCACCTTGACTCCTATAATGATTTCATTTTTAATAAGATCCCCTTTATTATTAAATCCCTTAATCCATACATTGTGCTCAAGAACGATGATCAAGGCAAGCCCTTGCACGAAATTCGTATCTACATTGCTGGCATAAATGGAGACGCCATTTACTTTAACAAGCCAACCATATCAGAGGACAAGAAATCCCGCCTGTTGCTCCCAAATGAAGCACGCCTCAAGAAACTCACATACAGTAGTGATATATATGTGGATATTGATGTCCTCTACATTAATAAATTGTCCAACAAAGACAAGAAGGTAGAATTCAAGAAAATCAAAATTGGCACGATCCCCATTATGTTGCATAGTAAATTGTGTTCACTTTATCAACAACCACCTCATGTTTTAAGAGAAATGGGGGAATGCCCATTTGATCAAGGTGGATACTTTGTGGTGGATGGTAAAGAAAAAGTCATCGTAGCTCAAGAACGTATCACAACTAACCGTCTTTACATCAACAAGGGACGTGAGGCCGACTATGCATTTGATGGTGTCATTAGGTGCACCACCGAGCAGGCAGCAATTTTCCCAAAAACAGTGGGCATCAAGGTGTTTGCTCCTCACAAGTCACGCAAGAACGCTATTGTCTTCTCTATCCCAAACATTGAAAGGGAAGTGCCTTTGTTTGCTATGTTTAGGCTCCTTGGGGTTGAAAGTGATAAGGAAATCCTGGAACACATTCTCTATGATTTGGATGATGGTGTTGCAAAGATTATGAAAGAGTTCTTGTTCTATAGCATAGTCGATGGATCCTTTATCTACACACAAGAAGAAGCATTGGCGTTTTTTGCCCAGTATGTTGAATACAAAAACACCGACTATGTTCGCTTCGTCATCACAAATGACCTTTTTCCAAATATGAATGAAGTGAAGGAAGATGGAACTACACAGGTCAGCCTTACAAAGAAAGCACTCTTTCTAGGACATGTTGCTAACAATATTGTAAAAATATGTCTTGGTTTAATGAAGGAGTCTGACAGGGATAACTATGCGTTCAAACGTGTGGACCTTTCAGGTTTCTTGATGAGCAACTTATTCCGTGATTTTTATAATCTTTTTAGGAACGAATGCCGTAACAATGTTGATAAGGAATACAACTTGGGTCCATGGAGCAAAGAGGACGACATATCAAACCTGATTAATGATGGGACACGGTGGAAAGTATTCAATAGCAATCTCATAGAAAATGGTATGGTACGGTCATTAAAGGGCAGTTGGGGAATCAATAAAGACCCATCTAAAGCAGGAATAGTACAGGATGTTAGTCGTCTGAGTTACATTGGTTTTGTCTCTCATTTGCGTCGTGTCAATACTCCTATAGACAGAAGTATCAAGATTGTTGCTCCACATCGCCTTCATCCGTCACAATATGGTTGTATGTGTCCGTGTGAATCCCCCGATGGAGCCAGCATTGGTTTACTTAAGAACTTTGCTATGCTTTGCTATGTGACATTTGATTGCAGCAGTAAGGAAATATTGGCTTGTCTGAAGGACTTGGGTATCACTCTGGTTGAGCACATAGTACCTGCAGATGTCATTGGCAATGCAAAGGTTCTCATAAACAATAACTGGGTTGGCATCACGAATGATCCAGATAAAATTGTCAGACGTCTCAGACTGCTCCGAAGAAACGGCCTCATCAATATCACCACTTCTATTTCATGGAATATCTTTGAAGGTGTTGTCAACATTAACACAGATGCAGGAAGGTGCTGTAGGCCGCTATACATCGTAAAGAGTGCAAACAAGTTGTCTATTTCTCCTCAGATGCTGCAAAAGTTGAGGACGAAACAATGGACATGGTTTGATCTTGTTCGTGGTGGTTCCTTAGATAGCAAAGACTTTGATGTAACTAATTGTAGGTACATCAGCCCCTACGACTTGTTTGGCACTAAGGATGAAGATGAAATCACAAATCGCTTAGAGGAAAATGCAGCATGCATAGAATACATTGATGTTGAGGAAGCAAACACTTGCATGATAGCAATGCAATTCAAGGACCTTGAAAACCAAATGGTGCAATACACACACTGCGAGATTCATCCATCCACCATATTTGCCGTCCTCACTGCCAACATTCCCTTTGCAAATCATAACCAAGCCCCCCGTAATTACTTTTCTGGTGCTCAGGGAAAGCAAGCAATAGGAGTGTATAACACCCAATTTAATAACAGAATGGACACCGCTTCCCTTGTGTTGCATTATCCCCAACGCAGGCTTGTAAATACACGCTACATGAATTATATCAACAACAATGCATTGCCAAATGGATATAACACGATTGTTGCCATTATGACGTATACAGGCTACAACCAAGAAGATGCTCTTATAATCAATGAAGGGGCAATCAGGAGAGGTTTGTTCAACCTTACCTATTACAAAACAATTGTGATGGATGAGGAAGAGAACCCATTTACAGGAGAGAAGATTGTATTTGCCAATCCAACTGAATTAGTAAAAAACGGCATTCCTGTTGAGGAATTTGGGAAACGCTTCGCCAACTACACAAAGATTGACGAAAACGGGCTGCCAAAAGAGAATGTAAAGATTGGAGAAGGAGATGTATATGTAGGGAAGACCTTGGTGAAGGCAATTCAAGTGGATGATGATGATCAAGAAAAAGAAACCCTTTTCAAGAAGAAGAAAAAGGCTGAAACGTACAAAGACAAATCAGTTGTGGCGGAGAAAATCATGTCGGGCACGGTAGATAAGGTCTTCTGTTTCAAGAATGAGAGCGGTCTTCGCACTGCTAAAATCCGCTTCCGCAAAGTCCGTATACCTGAACTAGGAGACAAGCACGGCTCTTCTCATGCCCAAAAAGGAACGATTGGTATGATCATCCCCCATGAAAATATGCCCTACACTGCTGATGGCATTGTTCCAGACTTGATTATAAATCCGCATGCTATTCCAACTCGTATGACTATTGCTCACCTTGTAGAGTGTGTGATGTCAAAGTTGGGCTGCTTAGAGGGGCAATTTTATGATGGCACACCATGGTGCAACCAGAATATAGAGTCCAGTTATGAGAGGTTAGAAAGACATGGGTATGAGCGATATGGCAACGAGATAATGTATAATGGTATCACGGGAGAACAAATACCAACAGAAATATTTATTGGACCTACATACTACCTAAGGTTCAAACACATGGTGGCAGACAAGATAAACTCCCGTGCAGGTAATGGTGAAAGTGGCTATACTGGATTGACAAGGCAACCCGTGAAAAGCCGTGCTAAAGCAGGAGGTCTTCGTATTGGAGAGATGGAAACTGGTGCTATCTTGGCTCATGGCATTTCAAGTTTCTTGAGGGAAAGCACAATGGAACGCAGTGACAAATATGACTGCTTCATAGAAGATGACACAGGCGATATTGCCCGTGCAAATGGTTCAAAGGGTTACTTTGATGCAACTACAGAGGCTAACAAGTTCTCACATGTTCAAATTCCCTTTGCTGCTAAAACATTTATCCAAGAATTGCAGACAATGTCTATTTGCCCTAAGTTAGTATTAGGGGACCAAGAAGTCGGTGAGGATTTCTTTGATGACTGTGAAATGGAAGAAGAAGATGTTGGAGCAGGAGATGATGATACTAGAGATGAAGAATGATGCTTGCGGAAGGAAGCCCTGACCATTCTACAAGCACATTACACTTCTTAGCAATGTTGAGGATAAGTTGTCCAATTTCTACGAGTTGAAAGGAACCAAAAACACCATAAACAAGATGTAGCATGCCCGTACGTTTTCTATTGTCATATTCTTGTTTGGTGTACAGGCACCATCCGACATACGTACCATCATCATCAGCAGAGATGTCATCTACATTGTTTTTTTCATACTCATGGAAGACCATTATTCCTTTCAACGAGAGGCAATAGAAAAACTGTTTAAGTTTTCCCTGACCCATACTTATTACATACACTTAGTCCTTAAGATATTTAGGTTGATTTTGCTAACACCCAAGTATGCTTGAGCAGTTCTTCTATAGAAGGACGCTCTTGGGGATTCTCCATTGTCATCGATGCAATCATACTTGCAAATGTAGTGTCATAGCCCTTGAATGATGGATACTTTTCCCAATTCTTGATTATTGCTTCAAACGTCTTCCCGAGTGAATACACATCCACTTTGAAGTCATACTCCACTCTTTCAACGGCTTGTTTGCATGCTTGGACTTCTGGAGCCATGTATTCAATAGTTCCTGCATAGTTTTTTGCAGGGGAAGTTGTAGCGGACCCTAAATCTCCAATCTTCACACCCCCAAAGGCATCCACGAATATGTTGTCAGGCTTGATGTCTCTATGGATATACCCCTTTTTGTGTATAAAATCAACTGCTGAAAGAAGGGGCACAACAACGTTCTTGCAGAAGCGTTCTTCGGAGAAGGCTCTTCTGCAATTGTTTATGTAGTCCCATAGATTCCCATTTTCACAAAACTCAGTTTCAATAACATGACATGTTGCGGATTCCACACGATCTTCTAACATCCTTACAATATTTTCATGAACGAGATCCTTGTGAATAGTGATCTCACGAGAGAGCAATTGTTGCTGCTTTGGGGTGAAGGAAGCAGTGTCATACACTTTGACAGCTTTGGAGAAGCATTCATCATCATCAACGATTTTGTAGACCTTGCAACATTTGTTCTCATAGATGAGGTTGGATGCTGAAAGAGTGTCCATTGGTCTCTAGGTGGGGGTCGGGATGGGGTCGGGATGTGTTGCCTGTGTTTGCGAGAGGGGGTTATAGAATGACCGGGAATAATTGGGCAGCGGACTATTGTTCCTTTTAAATCAAATTTTTTCATTTCCCCGGCAAGGTGATGCAAAAAATTCCGGCTTGACCGTTATCCAACGCATACACAAGAGCAAATGGAAACTGAAGTTCCCATTTGAAACAAAATGAAAAAAGGTAATGCCCTGGTCCCAATTACAACAATCAAAACGTTGCATTTGATGAATGTGATGAATTCGAAGAGTTCGATGAACTAGAATCGGAACTGTTCAACTTTTCAACAAGCATGTTATGCACAGCATTCTCCCACTCAACATTTGTCGAGTAATACACCTTTTTCAATCCACTCTTTTCAATAGCCTTTTGACAATTCTCGCAAGGTTTACTATACTTCAAGCAATAATCAAATGCTTCTGGACCAATCCTCACAACATACATTTCCATGTCGCTCGTGAATTGCTTGAATTTTTTCTTTGCTTTCTTCAATGCATCAACTTCAGCATGCACTGAATACTGATGACACATTTGCGAAAAATAATGATTCACACCTTCACATACTATCACACCATCTTTAACAAGCACTGCTCCGTGCTTATGTGTCATAGTGGATTTGCTCGCAATCTGGGCAGCCCTCTCTAAGTAATGCCGTTGCTTTTCCTTAATGATCTTTGGGGGTCTATCATCCTTCCCCTCAAACAGTGATGAGACTGCAAAATCCATTGGCACCATCCGACGGCGGCACAATTATCTAGATGTGTCGTCCTTTGTTTGTATGCGACGAGGCAGTATGCAAAATGTAATAGTCTCTTTCAAATTTTTTACTCTTATAGAAGGAACTTTGTCACCACATAAACAAACCCTGCGACCGCACCAGCCTTTATTAGCACACCTGAAAAAGGAATAGATCCAATAGCAACCCAACGGGAAACGAACTGATCTATTGGTACAATCTGCACAAGAATAGCACCCAGAGCAATAACGAATAGCAATTTGTTATCCACTTGAATGTCCTTGTTTAGATTGTTAGAAAAGGGTTGCATATGGGAAGACGAATAATTCTGCATGTTTGGAGCATAACTATATTGGGGTTGCTGAATTGGTTGCTGTGATTGCATCATTGGCATCATGGAGGGGCCTGAACCTTCCAATTGGCTCATTACTTCCTGGATCGCGGGGTCATCTTCATTATCTGGTGGTGGCATCATTGGAGGTCCCCGTTGTTGGCTTTGCTGCCCTGAAACGTAAACATCATCCATACCAGTTGATGGAAGTTGAGAAATGGGTGTGCTCTTGTTCATTTTAAAGTTATTCATACAAAACTAGATTAACAAAAACGCACATTGCAATTGTCTTTACTTGTCACATTCGACAACATAGGGAGTGTACTGATAACAATTGCCGCTCAAACGGAAATACTTCCCTTTTACATCGGACATTTTCGGTCCCTTTATAACAATGCAATTACCATTCTTACATGAATACCTAAATGCCGATGCCAAACCTAATCCTAAGATTATGGATATCACTATTTGTCCTTGTTCAGTGTCTAACAACTTTGATATGTTCATGTCCCTTACATTATCTTGAGATTTTTGCTCTGTTTTTGAAATCCTCATATATTGGCTGAGGCTGGATATTCTTTCCATCTTGAGGACATGTAACTTTTTTGGCTTTGTATTTGTAACAGTTGTTGGCTTTATCATGATAAAGCACTGTTCCAGAGTTATAGGGAGATGGGAACTTGACTATAACTTCGGGTGGTGGTGTCATAATGTAGCAAATGAATATCCCTATTGCAAAAGAAACAAAAAAGTAGAACGGAACTATTTTGTTTAACATTGTATCTTCTACTTACAATGTAGTAACAAAAAAGAGTGCTTCTTAATAAGGGCTTCAAATTAGATATATGCATAACGCTGTGGTTCTTTCAGATCATTTGCTGCTCTGTCTTCATCAGAGTTATTATCATTGCTTTGGTCATGACTGTTGATGCTTTCTTCTGCACTCTGTGTGCGGAAAGAGCACAAAGACTCGTGAGAAGGGCTGCGAGACATATGCTTGCAATAGTCAATGTCGAAAAATCTATCTGACCTGATTGCTAAACCCTCACAATGATTGCAATTATGCCTATTATCACAGCCATATTCACAATACTCACAATACTCACAACGTTCACAACATTCACAACAAGGATCCCCAGTACAATCACATTCTCGTGTATCACTTTCGATACAATATAAACTCTCATTCATGTCTTGCCAAAATTCCTTGAGGGCGACCCCAAGATCAAAATCATCAACTGGATCTTCCTCACGCTTCATAACATTATAACCACGACGGTCATCGTCATTCCAATACGCAACGTTACTCATTTTCAAAACTGTTTGCAAAATTGCTTGCTGGAGATTGTCTTTGTATGGTTAATACTATAGACTTCTAATTTCAATTTTTTTGGACCTTACTCTTTTTTCCGAGTAGCAGCCACTTTTGCCTTTACAATTCCTTTGAGTTTTTCCTTGTCTACTTCACCAACGTTCTTTCCATTGACATTTACTTTCGTAAGGTCTTCGGGCTTTGGTTTAGGCTTCCTCCCACGCTTTGGCTTCTGTTCTTCTTCCTTTTTATCTGCTTTTGGATCCGCCGTTGTTGCCGTTGTTGCCTTTGTTGCCTTTGTTGCCTTGGGAGCCTTCTTCGCAGCAGGCTTTGCTGCCTTCTTAGCACTCACCGGATCAACCTTGATATTGCCCTCTTCAACCTGGGGCAAAGCCTTTATATAGTAATCAATGCAATTCTTTTGCTCATTAGCAAGATCCTTCTCTATTCTCAATCCGTCTTTTAGCAACTGCAAGCTGGTTTTCCGTCCTTTCTCTAATTCAGTCGCTTCTTTCAAATACTCCTTTTGCACAAGCAAATCCTGAACCTTCCGTTGTGACTCATTTGCCAAACTCTGTGCAAAGAGATCCAATACTTCCAAGTCTGTGTCAATGTTCATTAATTTTCTCGTTACCAAATCATATTCCTGCTTTACATCATCTTCCACCTTTTCAGAATACACAATCTTGTCTCTCAAATACCTATGTCTCAAAAACACGTCATTACGCATACTCTTCAATATAAGAAGTTGCTTGTCTAAAGTGCAATAGTTGGGAAGTTTTATTTTGTATTGTTTGCTGTTGAATTTAACAATGACTGCATTCTCTGTGTGGTCATAAACAATGTCATACTTGGCACATTCGGCAAATTTCTCCAAATACTCCTTGTATTGGCTTGATTCAAACGCCAACAACATGTTATTTAACTCGTCCATTATATTGCTATTTTATGTTGTATCACATTTTTATGCTTTCAAAAAATCACATCTAATATAGAGAATATGTAGAAACTGGCAATTGCCGCAACTACTATAAACACCCCAAAGGAAAGCACAGTACGACCTTCGCCAACACCGTACTCCATTGGAGTTCCGTCCTTTTTGAACATGAAACTGGGCTTCGACACAACAACAAGTATGATAATGAGAATATAGAACAAGAGGCTGTACACAATCCTACTATTTACAAAAGCCATGTTATTGTGTAACTTATATAATTTATTGCATTATAATAAGAATTTCAATTAAAGCTCAATTATGACCAACATAACGTTGCTTGTTATATTCGTAGCATTATTGAGTGTTTTGGTCTATATAATTTATGGGCAAGGACGTAATGCCTTCAAAGAATGCTTTCTAAACATGATAGTGCAAGACGATAACTTAGTAGAATCCATCTTCGTTCCCCAAAATGACTTTGACAGATCTATCCAGATCCTTGCAGCAAAATTGCACGGGAAACTGAAACTTACAGATAATGCATCGCAAGCATCATTACTTTACCAAGATAGCATTTCTTTAATGAACAATCCTAAACATTATATTGTGACAAGCACAACAGAAAACAAAATTGTCTGCTTTGTCAAGAGGAGTGACATAACTGAACCAATAAAGAATTTCAAGGAATTGTCAAATCACAAAGTAGGAGTGGTACGAGAGGAAGACACCATTATTATTAAAGCACTCGCAAAAGCTTACGGAATGACATCTGCACCACAAGTTGTTGTAGTAGGGTCATTAAAAGGTGGAAAGAAGCAATTGTTTGACACAAAAAGTATAGATGCTCTTTGTATAGTCGCAAACCCAAAAAACCCCGCTCTAATTGATATATCCTCTAACAAGGTTTCTATGGTTGACTACGAGGATGTAGATCCTGTTAAACTCCATTACATTCTTCCCTGCACGTCTCAGCAAGATATGGACCTTAAACTCATATTCCCAAAATATGTTGATCGTTATACTGTGAAGAAAACCCTTCTCATCGACAATTTGATTGTCAGCAAAAACAAAAATGACGGCTCTTATATCCAAGATCTGATTGTCAAGTACTATGCCAGTAGGTTTGCAAATATCAATTATTTAGGGATGCACTTCAACATTCATCCAAGGACACAAATACTCCTCAATAATGAAGACACAACTTATGCAGAAAAAGAAAACATGAGGATTGAGGGGTTTGAAGGTGAAAATGATGAAAGAAAAATTATAAAGTTGAAGCCACAACACAGCATCATGGGTTATTACGATTACAGCAAGAAACAATTTGAATATGGTGGTGTAGTGCTTGACGGTGTTGTTTTAAAAGTAGGTGACAATGTAACTCTTGCGTCACAACTAAGAAATGACGAAAACGGTACATACACTGTTGTGAGTGTAAATGATGATGCCCAAAAGACATTATTGCAGAAAACTTCCAAAGATGCTTATGAACAGTATGCTCTTCAAGCAGGTACTGCTAATGAACTAATTGATCCTATGTATGTCTGTTTTACTAACCCTTCCATCAAGATTAGAGGTCTATGCTTGAGTGATTACGATCTTAACGGCAAAAAGAAGAGTTCCAGAGACATCTGGGACAAGCCTTGTAAATATGATCAAGAATGCCCATTCTTCCAAGCAAACAAAACATACCCCAACTACAGAGGAGGATGCATCAACGGATACTGTGAAATGCCAATTGGCATTGAGCGTGTAGGATATCGTGGCATTGCATCTGAAAGCAAGCCATTTTGTTCAAATTGCCCAGATTCCTTAGAACCAGATTGTTGTAGCAAATTAGCCAACCCAGTATATACCTTCAAGTATGATGATTTTCAAAACCCAGAAATGCAGAAAACACGCAATACACGCAGTACACAAGAACATTTTGTTGGAGAAATGCAGTGTGAACCACCCATGCAAACACATTCATACTTGGAAGATATCTCTGTAAAAGAGTTGCATACGACTTTGATGACTAGAAAAGGTAGTGTATTTACGCCACAACAAACCCCTTTCAATGTTGAGAACCTCTTGCAACAAGTAATTGGGCCATCTTTAGAGGACTACAATGTCTACAAAGCAAAAGTTGTGTCAAAATGTGTAGATACTCTATACATAAAATACACAGTGACATGTGTGCTTTATAAACAAGATAAAGCATACGGAAAAACAATAAAAGCAATCTTGCAAGAACGCATTGCTGATGGACAAATATTGGTGCTTGATGTTTTTGTTACGGGAAGCATCCCACAAGCCGAGGTACACAACTCCATAGAGCACGACTCACCTCTCATAGTGGACAAACAACATGTGTCCAATTTCATGTGTAGTCGGGCAAGAAGCCTTAAAGAAGACCGAAATTTGGAGATAAATATGAAAGACCAGGGCTTTACATGCAAGCCCTAATCATCATCCCTTGCATAATCTAAATCTTCCATATCATCGTTATCTCCATCATCGTTTTCTCCAGGATACATCCCCTCTTCTTGATCGTAATCCACTTCATCTGCATTTGCATCTGCATCCCCTTCGGGTGCATCTCCTTTCTTTTTCTCATTTACGAAAACGTCATCCGGGGCTTTTTCCTTCACTTGATCTAAATCAACATCTGGCAAATCCTCCCATTCAAGCATACCCAAGTCATGCAACACTTTTACTAATTTCTTTTGTTCATCAGACATCTTCTTCATCTTTGTCAGAATGTTTGTTTTCCTCTCCTCACGGAATTCTTCACGCTTGTCATTGATAGAATCTACATTGTAAATGCCCTTTGAAAATCTATCTAGTAATCCCTTTAACATTGCCAATACAATGTCTTTGATTACCTTGTGCGTTTCAGGTGTTTCCTCATCATTAAATGTATTTATGGTAATGATATTGTATTTATCGGCATTTGTATGGCAGAACTTTAAAAGGTCATAAATAACCTCTGCAAGCATGGCATTATACAGATAGACATTGCGTTTCACCAATATGTCACTCCTTGAAGACATTTCATAAGGTTTGCTATGCTTTAATAATGAAGATATCTCAACAACCTTTTCCGTAAGGAACTCTCGTAATGGCACATTACTTTCCACTTTTGCGGATAACTCTATGATAGGCTCCAAATTCAAATGTGCTTTTTCCAAGGCATTGCTGTCACCGTCCTTTATTAGGCTCTTTAAATGCCTTTCCTCTCTTATTTTCCACCGTTTCACAAGTTTTGCCAACCAAGTCTTGACTGTAGAGAATAAAAAGGAACGATACACATTCTTTACCTTGACCACGTCTGTGTACGCCGAAAAGTTGAGCACAATGCTTCCAAACTTCTCGGCTATATCATTGTCTACACCTAACTTCTCAAACAGCAAGTCATACTTGTTATAAACTTTTGTGGAAAAGTCTGTCCAAAATGCCTCATTTTCGGCATTTGCAATAGCATTAGCAAACATTTGTGCTGGAGAAATTTGGGCATGCTCACTGGCATTCTCTCTTTGTTTCAAATCTCCCATCGTAAACATAAGAGTGTGTCCCAATGGCTGGGTAATCTCCTTTTCTGCAAATAGGTCTCTCTTTACAGCAAATAAATTATCATCAAAATGCATTGGCACATAGAAAGACCGGATAATGTTTGAAGATTTTTTGCCCACCTTGACGAAAAGGGAACGGATATCAGCACTATCTTCAAAGTAAGACATAGCATCAAGTTCCTTATCCAACTTTTTCATGAATTGAACCCTATTCTTTCTCACACCTATCTTCACATCATGTTTGACATATTCCTTGGCATTTACAGTGTCCATCATAAGTTTTAATATCTTTGTGTGATCCGTAAGCCTTGCATCTCCTGAGAATTCTCTTTGGGGCTTAAAAGAGGGCCATTCCTCATAAGACTTTTCAATGGTCTTGCCACTCTTATCTTGCAACCTTCTGTTTGTCTCATCTAACATAGTCCTTATCTCTGGCCTCTGTGCCATTACTCCGTCAATGTAAGTCTTGATGGCCTCTTGAACCTGGACATCCGTCATGGATTTGATGAGTCCATACATCTCACTATCCTTTCCTCCAATTTGCCTCAACACACAAGATATGTATCTCATGAGGGTGTTGTTTTGCTTTTCGTTAAGAGGATACCCCTCCAAGCCATACCCTGAACATGCACCATAACCAGACACAATCTTCACATTGGGAAGGTTCGATTGAATGTACAAGATGAGCAAACCAGCAATTATCACTAAACTCTTCTTATAGTATTCCGACTTTAGGTTTTTCTCATTCTTTGACATCATCTCTGTCTGTTTTTGACGCAATTTAGCATCCAACTCCTTTAAAGCTTCTCTTGTTGCTTTTCTTTTAGAAGCCTCTGCCAACATTTTCCTCCTATTAGCATCCAAGACATCCCTTTGTGCCTGTATTGCCCTTTCAACTGGCTCCCTGCTATTTGATGCTTTAATGTTGTTGTAGATGTAATCAATTTCGCCCTTGCCTAATTCGACCCCAACAAATTTTGCAACATCCTTAATCATTTGCTGAGTAGAGTCCAACTCCGCATCTGCATCAAGGTCTTTGCCTCCATCAACATTTGCTTCTTTTGGACCTATAACATTGTAATAGACACCATCTAACTGTTCGGCTTCAAATATATTCAAATCAACATCGGCAGCGTTCCCCACATACTCGGAATAATCCACATCAACACTGAGGTTACCTTCCAATATGTGGCTATAAGAAACCGGATGATAATCTATTATTTGTTTCAAGGCCTCAATATCAGCCAACGCAGTTCTCTTTGCAATGTCATAGTGAGTGTGAAACTGGATGGCATTTTTCAGAATTTCCAGCCTCTTTTGCAAGCATGTTTGCTTGTATTTCATTCGCAAGACTTCCTTCTTCTGGCAAAGATGACTTGCGTCATCATACACACATTTCGATTTTGCTAAATGTGCAGCATCATCCCCTCCTTCACATTTTTGCTCTATACCACCACTTTGTTTGACATACAATTGATCTCCACTTCCTGTCTGTATTCTTTTATACAATGTCGTATTTGATCCACGCTTGAGCAAGACAAAATCTCCGACAGCAACACCGGGTACCTCCTTGAAATTGTCACTCTCTAACTCAGACAATAAAGTGTAAGTTTTCTTGATATCGTGTTCTGCATCCTTACACTCGGCATCTTCTTGTTTCGCTTTGAGATTCTTCAGCGATGCTTCTAAGGTGTCCTTTTCTTTCAAGATATGAGGCATTATTTTGGTTAATCGGTTATAGACTGTATCATTCAGTTCTCCAATCAATGAAACAAAAAACGCTTGAGCACAATCTCTATGCTTTGTTAAATATTTCATTCGATGATATTCGCTATCTGCAAATTTGTTCTTGAATTTGTAGTCATTGTACAATGCTTTGAGCACATTCTCGTTCTTGCTAAAGTTTAGAATATCATAACTATTCTTCTTATCAAATTGCCTTGTCAGTTTTGGAATGACAAGTTTTGTTTTATCTCGGGTCACCTTGTCTGCAACAATAGAGGCAATGTTCATTTGCAAGATATCACGAAATATGGGGTATGCCTCTTTGGGAATGTTTTGAACAGTCACATTGTATCTCGCAAGAATATCTTTGAAATCTTCAAGACACAATACATTTTTCATATCATTGCTATGCAATCGAAGGATGTCTGGGATAGAGGGCATCACCATTGTGAGTGTCTTTCTAAAGTCCGTATCTCCCTCCAATAAAGCAAAAACGACATTCATTGTTGCAAAAAGCGATATGTGAAACATGTGATTCTCATTGGTAGTCACTGGGTGAATGTATAAACGAGCCTTCAAAACGGCTTCCAAAGTCAAGTCATAATTGATACTTTCGCCACCCTCTTTCAGCACTTTCAAGGTGGTGTCGTTCACATCTGCCACAATACAGGAATGCTTATTTCCAGATTCATCAAATACTACAACTTGATCATTAACGACCAGGCTCTTTAACGCAGACAGATACTTATTAGGATCAAACACAACAGTGTTCTTGGGAGTAATTGTATCATGAACAAGAAATGCAAAACCAGCCACTTGTACTTCCTCACTCTTCTGTCCATTGACAGAGCCAGTAATGGGAATGATGTGTACCTCTTCATTGGTAAAAACATTATGGGAAATGGCAATAGAGTTTCTCTCTACAAGTCGCTTTACTACAAAACCTTTATAAGACAAATTTGCTTCCCAAGATTTCTCTACATTTATGATTTTGGGTAAGGCATTTATGTAGGGCTCTTTCAAGTTGTAGTTATGGCAGCGTTCTCTCAAGTAGTCCCTCATTGCAATTCCTTTAGCATCATCATCTTCTGCAACATCTGTATCGATCAAGATACGATTTGCTGCAAGGACTGGAATCAAGTGTTTCTCATGGTCAAATTTGACATGTGTTGTTAAAAGTCGTATGAATTGATCTACCCTCCTTCCCCACCTACTCTTTCCTCCTATATTGACATCTTTTTTAGACAAGAGACCAAGAATCTCGAAACTGAGTTGTTCCGGCGAGTAGGAAATGAATTGGTCATCATCATAGTATTCTTCAAATTGTTCAAAAGGGGGTTCTACCTCATCACCAAATTCTACGTTCACGTCCTCCACATTAAAGATGTCATCGTTGTCTGCGACTTGGTCTTCGTCGCTTGCAAGCACGACATCATCATTGACACCATTGACAGCAATGTCTCGGTCCATTTATTAGACATAAAGAAAAAAAGAACATAATTGAACAAGGCAATGGGCAACACCGCGATTAGGCAATTGCATCTTTAGCACGCTTCTTTACAACTCGCTTTTTCTTTTCAGGTTCAGGTGCGGGTGCAGGTGCGGGTGCAGGTGCGGGCACGGGTGCGGGCTTGATATCCTTTACAGGCTTAGGCTTAGGTTTGACATCTTTGTCCACTGGTGCATTGATATCGTCGGTCGCATTATTCCATGAGGTAATGAGGCTCTCAATATGATCAATGAGTCGGATGGTTCCTTTCTTAAGGAGTGCTTTTGCATCCCCACGCACCTTCATTTTCAAGATTATCCCATTTTCAAGGGGGTGTGGTTGGTAATATCCAACATATTCCAACTCACGATCCTCTCCTTTCACCCCCCTCATGAAAAAGGTATAGAACATTGCTTGCAGAAGGTTACCTAAGGTATGGTCTTCATCAAATATCTGCACATGGGTCATCCCTTGAGATGTTATCACCTTTACTTTCTCCTCAACATCCACATTTTCCAAGAATTGTCTCAGTTTGGATGCAAGGACACGAGCCCCCTTTCTAAAGATGGCAACAGAAGATAGTCGGCACTCACTTTGCAGTGTGAAATGGAATGATATGGGCTCGTCGTAAGCATTCTTTTTGTAATGTCTGAACTTATCCAATGTTTCAAACCGCTTCCTCAATTCTCCTTCATCCAGACCAGCCCCCTTAAACTTTTCAACAAATTCCTTAAAGGCATCAGCCAACAAAGTCTCATCTATGTTATTGTAGAAGGAACACTGACTTACCATAGAGAAAGAAGCATTCTTCTTGGGAATGCCGATGCTTGCATGTGCCTCTATGTTCACTTCGTCTCCAAGATTTGGATTCGACAGATTGGGCTTCAACTTTGTAATCAAGATGTGATCGCCTGTGATTGGATTCTTAGGGAAGATTTTCTCCACAAAGGCTTTATCCACAGGAACACCATTTTCATCCAGTATGCCAAAATCCCCAGTAGTCACTTCCATCATCTCCGTAGTTGTGTTTATCTTTTTAAGGACAAACGTGTATTTATCAGGAGAGAATGCATCAATTTCCATCTCGTCAAAGCAAAGGGGGATAAGAGATATCCTATGACAGAGGAACTCATTGTGCAAAGAGGAACGATTCACCAACACCTTGATGTCATGGCTCTTCTCATTTGGGTCAAAAGAAAAGCCTACATTCGGTATCTCGGCAAGAATTATTCGTCGCAGGGAGTTGACAACGGATACATCAATATCTTCAATGTCGAAATCCAATGTGCTTCCGTCCACCTTGAAATTGTGGAACCTCATTTTCTATATTGTAATATCTTTTATCTTTAAGCAAACTCTTTATATGTTTCAATTTTTATGCCCAGGATGCTTGCATTTGTACCAGACAACACCTTCTACCATTTTATCAGGGAACAATTCATCTACAGCCTTTTTTACACCATGCCAATGAATACTATAATCATCACCAAAAATCCATCCATTGTCTTTGACCAACATAAAGTATAGTTGGATGTCTTGCTTTACACTCTCATATTCATGAGCAGCATCTACATACACGATGTCAGGAGTGATGCCGTAATACTTTAAGATATCCACAGCACAAACGCTTGCCATGGGCAAAGGGGCTATCATATCATCATGCCCTAACTTTTTCATGTTCTTGGTGAATGTATAGAACACAGATGGATATCCATTTTGTAGGAGGAGAGACTTTCCTCGTATATCTTCATTTTTACCCCACGTCCAAAACTCAGGGGCACCAAGCCATGTGTCAATGGCAATGATTTTTGCAGAAGCATTTTTTGCTTTGCACAAACGAGCCATTGTAGATGTGGACAATCCCTTCCATGATCCCACTTCCACAATTACAAGTGGTTTGTCTTCTGTTCCAAATCCAGCAGAAAGGCGATCTTCCAACATTTTATTGAACACGATCTCAAAGGTAGCATCCATCCAACCTTGGCAATCCACAATATGATTAGACACATCCAAATTCATATAGGCTTCCTTTAACAGATCAGAAACAAATTCCATAGGATTTGTAAATCCCAAACGTACATTTTGGGGACACAATTTATTTGCGTCATTCTCCCCATGAAAAAACCGCAGTAAGTAAATAAACCTTATGAACCAAAGGAATCAAAAGGATATAATTTATTATAGCGATTACTGCCAGTTTTCCAAAGATGTATTGACCCATCTCACAAAGAAGAACATGAAGGACGAGTTCTGGTATGTGTGTGTTGATGACCCAAAACAAAGGCGTGCAATTCCTCGGAATGTAACGAATGTGCCAACTCTTTACAGAACCGACCATAGTGTCATTGTTGGTATGGATATCATTGAATACATTACTTCTATGCAACCGGCACACATAGATGACGTCATGCCTATGGCACAATTTGGTAGTTCATATTCTGATGGGTTTTCTTTCCTTGGAGATGATGACACCTGTTATAGTTCAACAGATGATAAGAAAGGATTTGCCTCGGTTCAAGAGAATGTAAGCATATACACGCCCCCTGAAATGGATAAGGATGCCATTAAAGAGTCATCTTTTGAGAGATATATGAGCCAACGTGATATGGATACCCAACACTTATATGGAGATACTCGTCGGGTCTAAATGAATATAAAGATTTTCTAGCATATAGATTATATTAAAAAAGATCTGCATGGACTCAATGACTTATTATGAGTGCTTTAATAACAAATTGGACGAGTTTCTAAAGGATCTTACAAACACATTTCCAGACCTGAAAGACATTAAGCTCCTAAGGAACGGTGTGAATATTGCCAAGGTTGCTGACATGAAACTTCCACAACAGGTATTTGACCAGACTGTGGCATTAAAATATGAGAAGCAGATATTGGAAAAGGACGAGAATTTTTTCATGAATGAGGACTATACAGAGGTGCTTAGCACACATGGAGTCGATTTTAATCTTGTGCCCCAACTCAAAGAGGTTTGGAAGTCTCTTGATGAAAGCAATAAGGATGCAGTTTGGAAGTATATGCAAGTGCTCGTGCTTTTGAACAAAAAGTGCATTACCGCAAAACGGCAAACGCAGTAACAGGTTTGAGATGCCAGAAAAATATTGGAATAGAGATAAAAACGATAAACAGTTATGCAAAGAACTGACTATGAACAAAAGGTTATCTATACTTTTAACAACTTCTACCTCAATTTTCTGACAGATATCAAGAAGTATAGTGCCGATTTCAAGCACTGCTTGAAAAAGCATGTGAGAGTATTTGACAGGTCTTCACCATCGTATTTTGATACCTTTTATAATTCGGTAAAAGACGCAACTGATGACAAAAACGCTGTCCTCGTCCCCACGTTGACACTGGGAGATGCCTTAGACAAAATATCCGGTCAGGATGCTCATACCATTTGGGTATATTACTATATCTTCCGTATTCTTGCCGTGGCTTATGATGACGATACTCAGAGCATACTGGATAAATGCTTAGAAATTGTGCGGGCAATGCAGACTGGTGCATCCAAAGAGGATGTTGAAAGCATGTTGAGCGAAGTGTTGGACGATGATTTGCACGAACTCTTTGCAAAACTTGGGGAACATTCAAAAGAGATAGAGGGAGATGGGGGCAGTGCATCACCCGGCGATTGTGGTGTCCCTGCTTTGGATGAGACCCTCAAAGTGTTTGAGAACAGTAAGATTGGCAACCTTGCAAAGGAAATCTCCAGCGAATTGGATTTCAGTTCACTAAACATAGATAAACCCGAGGATGTCCTCAATCTTGCCAATTTGTCCGGTTCAAATAACGTGTTGGGCAATATAGTGAGCAAAGTGAGCGATAAAATCCAAAGCAAAATTTCATCCGGAGAACTCTCTCAAGCAGAGTTGGTTGGAGAAGCAGCATCCCTCTTGGGAATGTTAAACAACACTTTAGGAGATGCTGGAGGACTTCTGAACAATCCTCTCTTTGGGGATGCCCTTAAACACATGATGGGTGCTGGTGGGTCAGGGGCTGGTGGAAGAGGATCTCGTGTGCAAGTGAATACTGAGAGGGCAAGGAGCATGGATACAAGAGCCCGACTTCGTCAAAAGTTAGAGAAGCGTGAGAAGGAACGAGCAGGAAAGAAGTGATGCCCTAAAAATCTTCTGTAATATTAAGAAATAAGATACACATGGAAGACATTTGGTATAAGGACTTTGGGACATTCATTTCACCTTTCAACCTTGTAAAATTTGTCCCTACAAAGGACATGACCTTTACACAGGTTTTGAATGCCGTCACCAAGTTTTCTATCTACTTCTCCGTCATTCTCTATTTGACAAACCACAACATACACGTGTTTTATGTAACCATATTCACTGCACTTGTGTCCGTATTCTTGTATGAACTTTACGCCAAGAATAGGAGGAAGGAAAAGGAGTTGTATGAACGGCTAGGTGTTATGTTGGAAAAGGGAACAAAGCAGTATTGCATGCAACCCACATCACAGAACCCTTTCATGAATGTATTGGTCACAGATTATGTGGACTTCCCAAATAGACCAAAAGCATGTAACCCCAATAGCACAAAGGTTAAGAAGGAAATAGACAAGTTCTTTGAAAAGGATTTGTATAGAGATGTAGATGATGTATGGGGAAGAAAGACGAATAGCCGTCAATGGTATGTAGAGAATTCTACTACAATCCCTAATGACAGGAATGCTTTTACAGATTTTGTGTATAACATGGGACCGACTTGCAAGGAAAATGGGCTTCAATGCTACAAAAACATGCATAGGGAATTGAAGCAGTAAGAAGCATTTATTTTTCTACTTTATCCAAATTTTATGTCTTGGATATAATAAAGAAACTGTATGAAGGTATTTGACACCCAGAACCGTTTAGGCACCGATGCTTGTGCCATTGATGCACGCAATTATCAAAACTCTTCCATAAATGATTATCAGTTGTGGAACACCTATATGATGGATTGCAATGATGGTGAAGAGAAACGCCTCAGGCAATTCATGATTGACAATCCCAATCTACACTATAGGGATGGATACGGATTCACTACATCTTGTTATGTAGATAATGACTCCGAAGTCCGCAACAATGCAAAAATTACCAATGAGAAGGCTAAGTGCCAATTGTTCACCCGCTTTTATCAAGCAAACCCCGATTTGAGCAAGGGGCGTGTCGTGCCAAACCTTGAGAGCCGTCTCAAGTACGCGGACGATACTACTCAAATTCGCCAATGCCAAAGGTTGACCGAGACCAACTTTAACCGTTTCACACCTCTAGTGCCATGCTTAGCACAAACCGTCCAAGATCCAAAGCACATTGTCTTGCCTTTCAATCAAGGCGGTGAGAGTTCTCGCCTGATAATGAGAGATAGCAAGACCCTTCAAAAGTGTGGATGGGAAAACAAGGATGGCAAGGTCTGGTTGAAGAAAGACCTTCAGGTGCCAAAATAATAATATCTCAATATAATAACATAATAAATGGACGGGCCTAAGCATATGTCACAAGTATACAAGGCGGCAGTAGAACAGAGCGTTAAACCTTACGATTATGTTTTTGATGATGCAAAGTACATGCATTGTCCCACTTATAAGGAAGTGGCAAGCACTTGCACAGAATTGCCTGTGCCCAATGAAACCGTTGGATCTTGCTGGGGTAAGAACGTTTCTACTGGCTCAGGATGCAGATGCAATCCTTGCAAGTGTGGTCCCGATTGCAAATGCGTATGATACGGATGGTGTTTGGTGTAGAACTGGCTTATTTTTGAAAACCATTTTGTAAAAAGGGGAGCCCGTTGTTCAAAATGGATGATAAAAATTGCGAAGAATCTAAATTTGCTTAGCACTTGTGTAAGTCAAGGCTTGGAGGCGTGGGCACACCAGGATATGAGAAGAACTGGCAACTGTTTAAATGCTTCTTATCTGTTGGAATCTTAGGGTAGCAAGTGGTCTTGTATTGTCCAATACCTTGTTCGTACTCTCCATCGTGGGGTTTGAAGTGATGAATTGTACACTTTGAGGTTTGGGGTCTATCAATTCCAAATAGATTGGATTCCAAATCCACTAAGGAGCCTGTTGCCTTACTTACATTGTTTCCTCCTACAAGACCCAATTGGTTGCGGCATGGCGTACAATGCTCATTACGAGACGTGTCCATCAAGTAAGATAGATAAGATACGTTGGTGTTTAGGTTCTGAGCATAGGAGCAAGTGTCATAGTTTAGACGTGTGAAACTCATTATTTATGGTTACAGATATTTTTTTATGTCTTATAAAGTAATACAGATAATGGAAATACCGCTCCTTGACATACCCCAATTCCTGAAAGGTAATGTACAGATTGGTACAAAGCTGGTTTCCAACCTGTTAAGGTCCGCCAAGTTGGTGCATGCAAAATATGAATGTCCAAAAGATGCAAAGAAAATGGCAGACCTTTTTTGGGAAGATGTTTACAAATACAATGACATGTTCTACAGTTTTTCGGAAGAAAGAAAAACTTCCAGGTATGTCTTGAGAACTAGAAAGACCGATAAGCAGTTGCTTACATGCTTTAATGTGAGAGATGACCGCATACAAATAAGAACGCTCCAGCAACGTCTTGCCGACATTACAACTGGTTTCATTATCTCCAAATTGCCGGACAAAACCTATGAAAAAATGTTCCGCTCATTCTATCAGCCAATGTCACGCATTCTGGAGGTTTATGCATCTCTTAAAGGTCTGGATGTGCCTACTGATATTTGTTTGTACTACAAAGGTGGTAATGTTTTCCGTATACTCCTGCAAGATGTCGTTACAATCATTGATAACCCCAATTATGTATCAGTTATCAAGCGAAGTGATGCTGACTTTTCCATATTCATAAATCCAGCACTTGGAGAGAACAGGTGCGACCAAATCCGAGAGGAGATTTCTGTGCTTTCTCTTTATATCCTTTATAGTCTCAAGAGTTACTTAAGGAATTCGCGTTTGCTTTCCGTTGCCTTGAAGTTGGATTCTCTCAAAGAGCAGTATCTATCAGAAATTCAAAAGGAAGGCTTAAAGGTAAAAAGTGTAATGGTGAAGACACAGATGGCTGCCCGTCAAGATTACGTCATCAATAAAGGTGAGCATAATGGAGAGCCATTTTTAATGATGCAGCAAAAAGCAAGCATCTTGGAAAACATCCCCGTGCCATCACAATCCGTTTTTGTTATAAGTCGTAACACATCACTCGACTTTAAGAGAAAGGATAATAAGAGAGCAACCTTTGACCTTATGAGGATGAAACGCAACATAGATCTAGAACTGACTATGGAAGATGGATCTGTAAACCTTGTGCATGTTCCCTTTGAAGTCATTGACCTTTCTATTCCCAAGGGAGAAGATCTTGCACTTGGAAACATGCGGGGTAAGATTAACACATCCATCATGCAATATTCGTATAATAATCTTTTTACATTTAGGGCTCCCACTTTACGCTACCTTCTACATGACCTACATGACCTGCTTTTCAAACAAAACGAATTTCCATGGTATGATGGCAAATATGAAAAGAGGATTACTCGGTTCCTTATCTCTATACTCATTCACGAAGTTTTAAACAAACTGCAAGACAAAAGCGGACTTCGTGCAGCCCTTCAAGAAGTGAATGAGAGTTTTGAAGTGTTCATTGAATATCTTCGTTGCATTCTAACAGGGGATGCCTGCAAGTATACCCGTAAAAAGGCCTACACTTCTAAGTTGCATAAGGAACACGAAACCCTACAGAGACGCATTAATGGCTTGGATGGAGAAGACAAAGCAAATGAAATCAAGCACCTCAGACAATTTTGCCAAACAGAGATTACCATGTTTGCAAAGTTGGTGAGTGAAGTGGAGGGACTTATCAATAATTTGGATGCAGCATCCGAGAAAGAATGGAGCACCCTTTGTAACAATTTGTATCAGAAGGGAGAAACAAGACTTGTTTAGGAATTGTACATTACATCTTCAAGATACTCCATAACCTGCCCTAACGGAGGATCTTTCATGTACACAATTGAATAATCTTTTATGATGAATGATTTTGGATTGCTGTGCAGTTTGCTCACAAGACAAGTGGAAACTCCGTTAAGTCCAAAGGTTACACACGCCTCCTCTGAATCAACTTCTGCTGTCTCCAGATTGTCAAGGTTTATTTTGTAGCGTTTTGGAACTGGTCGGATGAGTTCTTTTGATATGACATACTCCGTGTTCCTTACGGTAACCAGTGGATTATGTTTCTTTTGTCGTATGAGTTGCTCTATGCAAAGAGCATGATCACGATGCTCAAAAGCAAATACAAGGGAATAATTGCTCTTAGAGCTTCTGTGCCCAAAAAACAAGGGACCGGCACTCGTGCCTTCCCTAATAAGGTAAAGGTTCTTTGGGATGGTGATTGACGATGCCATTCTTATATTTATTCATCTTAGATTTCTTTACATAGTACGCTTTTTTGTCTCCTTAAAGTAAGGAATGCTAGATACCTTGCCATTCCATGTGCTTGACAATATAGTTGGAAAACTACACGACATCAAGGACATATTTGCTCTATACAAAATGAGCAAGAGCATGAACAATTATGTTACCAACAATTTGTTCTCCTTAGACGTTCATTTGGAAGAGCCCAAGGGCTCTCTCATTTTTCTAAGAGAGCTGAAAAGCATGAAATACCTACGAATTACAAGACAATTCGACTCCGCTTTAGATCTTACACCTCTGTACATCTGCCATAAATTGAACCTTATTTATCTCAATAGCCTTAAGAATGTGTTTAACATTCCATCGAACATTATGGTTAGGTCTGGGAGGGATAAGCTTGTGAAATATGACAAAGCAATACATGGCAGAAAGAAGGCAAAAAATGAAGAAAGTGATGAGGAAGAAAAGGAGATTGATGTAAAAGCATATTTCCAGAACCGATATATGCTGAAAAAGTACTCAAGAATATGTCACAAAAGGGGTGATATTGTATTGTCTTCTTCTATCTAAATCTTTTTTGTATAGTTACAATAATATATAGCATTAAACAATGAGTTTCAACAGACTTAACTATGATACCAGTGCCTACACACACAGATTGAAAGAAAGCATTGGTCCTGGGGAATATATGCTTGATAGAAACAACTTCTGTGAGCCTTGCTTTGTGCCTTCTCCAGAAGTCCGCATTGATCGCTTTGGTGCCAGCATCTGCCCAAAAGACCTCGTCGATGTAGACAGTGAACTCCTTGGAATTACAAGGAAGGCCTCTGAGTGCCCCTCTAAAAAATATCTGCCTCTTGCTGACGAGTTTTGCAAAAAAACCAACTTGAGGGAGTGCAATGCATTGGACCCTGAGAATACAAGGCTGTCGAATCCTCCTTGCACTTTGAAGTGCAGGGGAATCAATCGTTGGGAAAGTTTGTGCAAAGATCCCCAAGAAAATGTCGAAGTTCCCTTTCACTGGAATGTTAATAACAGACTGGTAGTAAAAGATAACTGGCGTCCATGCATTCCAAAGCCTCTGGATCAAACACTTGCCCTACCAGAAGGCAAGAGGGACAACACGGTATATAAGGGGAAATTCTGTGGCATTCCCGACCCATTACCCCATCCCTTGAACTACAGGAGTTGCAGGGAGCTGAAGCATTATTAGGCAGTTTAGGGAACTGTCAAGCCTGTTCAAGCCTCTTCATCAATGGAACTCATTGAATCTAGGTTCACATCATCGTGAAAGATATCAACTTTAGCAATATACGGGGGAAACTCTGTTTCATCGTCACTCAGGCTCTCTAACATATGCGATTGCTTTTTGTTCATTAGGTGATAGCGATGTATCATCGGTGGTTCCAAAATTTCTAGTTCGGAGTTCAATTCAATGGTTACCCTTACAACCTCTGAGTTTGTTGGGGGAACCTCTACTTCTTTTTGGTTTTTATTGTTTTCTATTGTGAGCATGTGCTTTTTCCAAAAGACTTTTGCAACGTCAATTGCGAAAATTGTGCCTAATGCCGCCAAAAGGATATTCGAGTTAAAACCGCCAGCCCTTAGAGGCTTTAAAGAACGATGGTATATGGGTCTTACAGGGGTCGGTGTTGCCATCCTTGGAACGATATTACGCCAATGTCTTGAAGATTGCCTTGTATGTAGATTCATAATAATTGTCGAACACATTTCGTACACACATAAGACGCATACCATTTTGCCAATGTTTTCATTTAACGTTTATGCTTTGTTGAGGTGTATGATGGTGTTCTTTTCGAATAATGTTAACTTTCTTTTGCAATTTGATACGCTATAAAAATGTCTTTAATATAAATAAATATGGTGAAGAAAGCTGGAGAATCTGGCTACAGGTCTTTTACAATTGAAGGTTCAACTATCGGCTTCTCTGGTGCAAAACTCATCTCTCGCACCCCTGGCGGTGCTGCCAAGAAAGCCGGCAACAAACTCCTGAAGTTGGCTGAAAAGGACAGCGACTTCAAGAATGTTGATGTGCTTCAGTTCTTGATCAGGGAAACTACTCAGGGATCCAGCAACAAAACTCTTGCTTATGATGCTAAAAAGGTGAAACTAGACAACCCCATTGAACGCAAGTTCCCCAACAAGGCAGACCCCGGAAAACCCAAGGTGTATGTGATTACCCATGAGGTCAAGGTAAAGGCCCTGAAGGAGCACGAGGTGCATGACAAACTCAAGAACCACTAGATTATTGTCAATAATCCCGTGCATAAAATGCTCAAAGACTGTGTGCGGATTTAATGTTTAGTGTGATACATTCTTGTATCTGAGAAGTTTTATATAACGGTGCAATATACATCAGTTGTTTTTTTTGTGCAATCAATATAATAATGATTGAACTGTATGTTTTTCTCACCCTTGCTGGTATTGGGTATATGCTGAACAAAAATAGCACAATACCTCCCTCCAACGCACACATGCTCAGCCGTGGAGAACTCCCTTCTATGAACACTTTGTACGACTCGCAATTTATGGCAAAAGTAAATGAAATTGAAGCAAAGTCGAGTGCCAAATCATTCAAGAGGGCTCAAAACCCTCAGCAAACTGGGGTCATTAGCCAAACATTCAGGGATGATGTAGGAAAGAAACGCAAGGTTGTCAAAAGCAATTTGGCTGGTGTCGAAATCCCTGTGGAAGATTTTACCCATAACAACATGCTTCCCTTCTTTGGAAGCAGCATCAAACAAAGCATCAACCCTAACTCTTCTCAAAGAGTTATGGAAACATTCACAGGTGGTTCGGGCTGCCCAGAATTCAATATCAAAAAGAAGGAAATGCCTCCTATGTTCAGAATGGAGAAAGATGTGAATAGCACACTTTATAACAAGAAGCCCGACAGGGACTATTATAGAAGCCGTATAGAAGAACCAAAGGTTCGCAATAACGAATTGCCTTTTGCACCTGTGCGAGTGGGACCAGGTCTCAACGCTGGTTATGGAACCGAGGCAGTAGGTGGCTATCAACAGTGGGATGCACAAAAATACTTTATGCCAAAGAATGTAGATGAACTGAGGACTGCAACAAACCCCAAGAAGTCCTATGAAGGGCGTGTGCTACCTGGTATGGGGATTGCACAAAGAGGTAAAATTGGCGATGTCAATAAGAATAGGGCAAATACATTCTTCGAGAATACCCCCGATAGGTATTTCACAACTGTGGGAGCATTTACAAAAGAGGCATCCAGACCATGCGAAGATGTCAAAGACACAAATAGGCAAGAGACTACAAAAGAGTATATGGGTGATGCATTTGCTGCAGGCATTAACAAGGCACCCACTGTTGATGGTTTGGTGAAGGAAACCTCAAGACAACAAATGCCAGATTTTGGCATTCGTAATGCCGTTTTGGAAGACTTTGGAACTGGTGAGGCCGATGACTTTGGAAAGGGTAACATAAGGGTGTGCGAGAATGAACGTGATCTTACCCTAACAAAGACCTATGAGGGGAACTTGACTTCTCTTGTGAAATCTATCATCGCTCCTTTAGAAGATGTGTTCCGTTCCACAAGAAAAGAACTCACCGTTCAAAGTGCAAGGGAGGTAGGCATCATGCAGCCACAATTCCCTAACAAAGCCACCATTTATGACCCTAATGATGTTGCAAGGACAACTATCAAAGAAACTAACATCCATGACACAACTGAGAACGGAATATTAACAGGTCCTGTCAAATTGACCGTATATGATCCATATGATATTACACGTGTGACAACTAGGAACACTCTGCAAAATGTGGATAATGACTTGAACATTAGGGCAGGTCGCTATACTGGAAAGGCTTATGACCCTGATGATACAATGCGGAAAACAATGAAGGAGACAACTATTGATAATGAGCGTGAAGGAAATATTGAGGGTTTGGAAGGAGAAAAGGGTGCTTATGAAGTCACAGATTACAATGCCCCTGTAACCCAAAAGCAATTTATCTCCGACAGGGACTATATTGGTGCTGCTGACAAGACGGATAATGACGGTTATAAGGTGACTGATGCCCGTGCTCCTACAACCCAAAGGCAGTTCCTGTCTGATAATGATTATTATGGAGGACCTGAAGGGGAGAACAAGAAACCTATGTCTTATGATGACATTTACAATGCTACTTTGAATGATCTAAGGGTGGAAACATTGGTTGGTCGGGAACCCACTAAGGAGAGCGTCAAGGTGGCTACAGGGATTGAGGGAGTGAATGTGGACATTAAGAAGATAGAATGTGATTACATGAACAAGAACCAGAACTTCCTGGAACGCAATGTGGAAATACCAAAGACAGCTGATGACATTGTGCTCACTAAGCAAAAGGATCAATTGGATAATGAGGATCGCCTTGATATCACAATGTTGTCGGGATTGAAGACGAACCCCTATGCCCAAAAGCCTTGGGGAAGTGGTGATGCGTAAGGGGTAAGTTATTATTTTCTTGGCTTTTACTAAACTTCGTTTGATATGTATTCTAGACATGATCTTGAAGTGTTAGTAGAAGCAAAAAAAGAGTATCAAGAAGAAATTATTAACATACTTACACCTGTCATCAAAGGCTACTACTCTTCACTTTATGACAAGGTTGTAGAAGCAAATAAGGTGCATAAGTTGGTGTTGCGGGAATTCCAAAGTAAGTTGAAGACTGTTTCCTTGTGGGGGGACGGAGAGAAGGGCGATATTATGGAGGATATAAGAAGCAAGAGTTCCCATATTGATAGAGCCATTCAAAATGCCTTCTTGGTGAAGAGCCAAATTTATCAAATCATGAACAAAGGGAGGGCTACATTTAAAATGGTAAGTCCTGAGGCTTTTGTGTATGCATGCTTCTTAAAAGGGGCAAGGCAGTTATGGAAAAACCCGCAACTGCTCTACCATAAGGTTCCAAGGTATGAATATCAACAACATGTGTTGGCATTAGACAAGTTGATTCGTCATGTTATAAAGGAGTGTTTGAGGGAGGCAATGCAAATCAAGGACATTATTGCAGATGGAGGTGGTGCTGCCGAAGTACCAAAGGAAGTGGGGAATGACGGCAAGCATACATATATGGTTTATGATACTCCAGTGAGGGGTGTTGATGAGGTTTTGGAGGGGTGTGTGGAGGGGTGTGTGGAGGATGCAGAAGTAGATGAAGAGAATGCTGATGACTATGAGGAAGAAGAAAGTGAGGAAGAACAAAGTGATGAGGGCGAAGAGGATGAGGAGGCGGATGAAAGTGATGAGGAAGGCAGTGTAGGTGATGAGGAAGGCAGTGTAGGTGATGAGGAAGGGAGTGTGGATGAAGATCCTAGCGAGGAAGAGGGGGGTGAGGACGAAGAGTCTGAGGGAGAGGGTGGTAAGGTTGTAGAAGGTGTTGCCGACGAAGAGTATGCGTATGAGGAGTTTTCAGGAAATGATGAAGTTGAAGACACGCCAACCCAAAAAGGAAAGGAACGTGAGGTTAAAGTTATAAAACTAAAATTGCGACATCCCGAGATTGATATTGGGGTTGACGACGAAGAAAAAGAGGAGCAGGAATACGAAGGTACTGAAGAGGAAGGAGACGATGATGAGGACGGCACATTCTTTACTGAATAAACGGCTCTTCGCATCATTGTCAGATGTTCTGTGCTTATTTAGGGCATTGTATATTTTGGTGGTATTGGTGGTATATATCAGACAAGTGTGTTTATGGTGTAGTCTTGTTTACCGTCATAGAACAAATAGGTCGCGAATGCAATATGTCCCTCAACAGGCTTCCATTCATCTCTCACATACTTTGCAAATTTCTTAATATGTTCTACACGCTTGCTCCTTGAAACCTTGCCTATGTCTCCATTCTCATCAACATACATGTCCGGATTGTAACGCAGGAATAGTGTTGGAACTCCCCCAAGGCTATGAGCAATGTTCACCATACGTGTTTGCTCACACTCGCAAGATCTTTCCTTGTGCTGATTTTCATCGCACTCAATTATGAAGTATTTGTCCCCCATATCAAATAAAAAGTCTGGTCTTTCCTTTCCACAGGTTCCTTTGTCAATCATCCGATCAACTTGATTGTCATACTTCTCAAATAACCAAGGGATATTGATTCTGAGGGATTGCTCAAGTTCATTTTGTTTGGCTAAGCGACCTCGTGCAAAAACGTCGGGGTTGCATGTCTTGCATTTGCCGTCTTTGTCAACAATCTCTTGAAGTCCACAAGACACACAACATTGCTCAATGACATTGATAAATGTATTCTTACTATCTTGTGGAACATGATTGGCACAATATGTTTGTTTGTTCCCCGATTCTGCATAACAAGCAAGAGCATTACACCCTTTCTTAATGCATTTCCTACTAGGATATGGTATCATTCTTGGAAGTTTATGTTGAGCACATCTTATTGGGATATGTCCCGGGTGTCCATACCATGGAGTTACGTCACATCCAATGTGCTCACACTGCTTGCTTTTGACATTGACCATCCCCACCTCAGCATGCTCCTTACAGAAGCGTCCTTTGCCACCTTGGAAATCAAAGTTTGCACGAACATGACATCCTGAATGCTCGCATCCTTTGCTCGTTACATTCACCATCCCCATCTCAGCATGCTCTTTACAAAAGCGTCTTTTGCCCCCCTTGATATCATAGATTGGTTGCACATTACATCCAACGTGCTCGCAACGCTTGCTTTTCACATTGACCATCCCAACTTCGGCATGCTCTTTACAAAAGCGTCCTTTGCCCCCTTTGACATCGTAATTTGGTATCACATCACAACCAACATATCCACAACGCTTGCTTTTGACATTGACCATCCCCACCTCAGCATGCTCCTTACAGAAGCGTCCTTTGCCACCTTGGAAATCAAAGTTTGCACGAACATGACATCCTAAATGCTCGCATCCTTTGCTCGTTACATTCACCATTCCCATCTCAGCATGCTCCTTACAGAAGCGTCCTTTGCCTCCATCGAAGTCATAACTTGGTCGCACATCACATCCAAAGTGCTCGCAACGCTTGCTTTTAACATCAACCATTCCAGATTCAGCATGGTCTTTGCAAAAGCGTCCTTTGCCTCCTTTGAAGTCATAACTTGGTCGCACATTACATCCAAAGTGCTCGCAACGCTTATTTTTCACATCAACCATTCCAAGTTCAGCATGCTCCTTACAAAAGCGTCCTTTGCCCCCCTTGATATCATAGATTGGCTGCACATCACATCCAACGTGCTCGCAACGCTTGTTTCTCACATTGACCATCCCAACTTTGGCGTGCTCTTTGCAAAAGCGTCCTTTGCCCCCTTTGATATCATAGCATGGTATTACATCACATCCAACATGCTCGCAACGCTTATTTTTCACATCAACCATTCCAGATTCAGCATGCTCCTTACAGAAGCGTCCTTTGCCCCCTTCGACATCATAGCTTGGTTGCACATCACATCCAACGTGCTCGCAACGCTTGCTTTTGACATTGACCATCCCCACCTCAGCATGCTCTTTACAAAAGCGTCCTTTGCCACCTTCTACATCATAACTTGGCTGCACATCACATCCAACATGCTCGCAACGCTTATTTTTCACATCGACCATTCCAGATTCAGCATGCTCTTTACAAAAGCGTCCTTTGCCCCCCTTGATATCATAGATTGGTTGCACATTGCATCCAACGTGCTCGCAACGCTTGCTTTTGACATCGACCATCCCCATCTCAGCATGCTCTTTACAAAAGCGTCCTTTGCCACCTTCGACATCATAACTTGGCTGCACATCACATCCAACATGCTCGCAATGCTTATTTTTCACATCGACCATCCCCTCTTTAGCATGCTCTTTACAAAAGCGTCCTTTGCCTCCCTCAAAATCAAAAATAGCACTCTTAACCTTACACCCGTTTGCTTTGCAGCGAGGCATACTTGTCATAATACTTGCTCTTTATATCACTTTTGCCCTGCGTCGTAAGTCCCTAGTGGCTTTGTTCATTATTACTCATAAATAATGAAACGACCTAGACTGCTTCTTGTGCAGATTATCTGCGTCATTGTCATAGACACCAATCACAGCCCGTCATTGTGCTTCACGGCAAGGAGAGGTTTCTTCTTATGAAAGTGCGATATCAACGCCAGAAGATGAGGCTATATTTGCCGTGTGTCATCCGTGCAGACGTGAAGATTGTATATAATTTCAATAGTAGAGAAGTTCCTCTCTGGTATAAACTGATGACCCACAAGTTTGTGGTTCTTTTTTCTAAAGGATACACACAACATGTATAACACTTTCCTGACAACCACTTTGTGAATTTTGCTTTAGACAAAGGGCATGTTTGTTTGCCCCTCATAAAATATCTTTACCTGTAAAATGAACAATATTTACACTATTCCCATCCTCCTTGCCTGTATCGTCACTTTGGTCGTGTATTTCCTCAAGAAGGACGAAACAGACCCCACAAAGCAGGTCTCATTTACTGGTGTATTCCTCATGGTTCTCGGTGTCACATTTGGTGTGGTATTCATGTTTGGTGATAACGAAAGTTCCATTAATGCTGTGCTCAAAGAGATCCATGTAGGAGAACCAGACTTTTAGAGCCATGAAGCCCTTTCAATAATTTCTTGCCTTAATTCAAATAGAAAGCAAATCATGTTTGCCATGTTCCTCATCTGTATGTTCCTTACCTTTTGCATCACGTTTGCTAAGGACATAGAACTGCTGCATAATCCAGTTATTCTTTCTGCACTCGCTGTCCCTGCATTCGGTAGCATCATAAGCCTTCACAGCGATCTTTTACTTGTAACCATCTACACACTTTGCCTCTTGGTTAACGCCTCTACTGTTCGGTTGTATTAGCGTACATTTTTGCTCTGTACACTATAATACAAACCACTATGAGCAAGAAGCTTGTACTCAACAAATTTGACATGAGCAAGATAAAGGACACAAGTGTTGTTGTTATGATTGGGGCTCGTAACAGTGGCAAATCCTATCTTGTAAGGGATTTGCTTTACAATAACCAGACCTTGCCCGTAGGTATGGTTATTTCGGGGACAGAAGGTTCCAACAGGTTCTACTCATCGATGGTTCCCCCACTATTCATCCATGAAGATTATGAACCAATCCTGGTAGAAAAATTCGTTAAACGACAACGAATGCTAATGAAAAAAATAGAGAAAGATGAAAAGATGTATGGTAGCAGTACCATAGATCCCCGAGCATTTCTTATAATGGATGATTGCCTATATGACAAAGGATGGCAAAATGACAAAAACATCAGGGCTTGTTTCCTAAATGGTCGTCATTTCAAGTGTTTCTTCATATTCACTTCTCAGTATGCAATTGCTGCTCCACCAATGCTTAGGAACAATATAGACTTTGTATTCATTCTGCGTGAGCCTCGTGTTCTTTCTCGCAGGAAATTGTATGAAAACTTTGCAGGTTTTGTGCCTACTTTTGAAATCTTTAGCCAGTTGATGAACCAGTGTACTGAGAACTATGAATGCTTGGTTATAGATAATACTACAAAATCAAACAAACTATCTGACCAAATATTTTGGTACAAGGCAGAAGAGCACCCATCCTTTCATATAGGTGCTAAAGAGTTTTGGCAAATGCACAACGAAAATTACGATGATGATGGCGAAGAAGATGAAGAGATTTTCGATGTTGCAACATTGCATAACACTAATAGGAGGGGGCCAATCATCAATGTGCACAAAGCCATAAGGGCTTAGAAACTCCTGCCTTCTGCTCTTATTCGCCTAGTGTTGTCTGTAGCCATAATGAAGATTGTGTGTATGGGTGTATCTACAGGCATTTCTTTTGCAATCTGCTCTATCTCCTTTACCCAAATTCTCTCACAAGATTGGCACATTGTGCCAATACAATGAATACGGACACCTTGACAACATCCGCATCTTTCTTCGTTTGGCATAAAGTTGGGTTGTTTCTTGCAATTTATTGTGATTATTTTGTTAATGAGTTATAATATGAAATCCTTTATCATTTTTCTATTGTTCGTCGGCATCATTCTACTTATAGATGGCATCTATAAGCAGAAATTGGAAAACCAAAAGAAAATAGTAAAGACAGAATATAGGTTCATACCACGCAGTTATTATGACAGTGCATTTGATGAGAATGAAGTCACTGCAATGAACAAGAACATGTTTGGAAAGGAAGGAGATCCTTGGTTCCAAAGAAATGTTGGGGTTGATATTGCATAGATTGCAACATTGCCCCATTGCCACTCATTACTAATTGTAGAACCGCATATTCCTCCTGTTAAGACCCTCTAATGATTTGACTTTCTTATCCAGTTCTTGAATAGCACCAATCAGATATCCTACAATGACATTGTAATCAATATAGTGGAAATCTGATATCCCCAAGGCATCATTGTTCTTTACTGCAATAGCATCAGGAATTATCTGCATTACTTCTTGAGCAACTAAACCTGTTCTTCTTGTATTGTCCGTAGTCATAGTGAAAGAACAAGGTGACAACATGCTGATTCTCTCTAAGCAAACTCCACTATTTAAAGAGGAGATGTCCGTCTTAATCCTTGCATCGGAAGCAGTTGCAAAGTTGTTTGAAATGACAGTGTCTTGTGCTTTAATAGTACCGTTGACATCGAGTGTGTATTGGGGGAACTCCTTGCATATACCAACATTCCCATTGTAATATATGTTTGCATTACTGTTCATTACCCAGAAAGATCCCCCACTCCCACCACTATTGCTTGACGATGTAGCATTAGATGGAGCAGAAGAAACTGCTAAAGCATCCAGAGTCTCAAACCAATCTTTGCCAAACACATCGGACACTTGGTCATAAGAGGTCACTCCATATCCAAACTGTGCTACTTTTTTATAGAGGGTTTTTCCCTCTTTCAGCACACGACCATCATTAGACAATGTATTGAAACGTTTGTACTTGAAAAGCTCAAGTTGTTCGTTTTCTTCATTAATATAGAACCCATAACCGAGTTGATTGAGCCCCTTGTCATTCACATCGTCCTTGTTCACCCAGAGGTTGATATTGTTTCCATACAAACTTCCATTGGCAACTTGATTTTGAACGCGGATTGTATTATCCACAACCATGTTGACGGCACCAAGGTTAGGAGCAAAAAACTGACCAGACAAGTTTATATTGCCCATCACGGACAAGTTCTTCATCACCTTTATGTCAGTTTTGTCAGTATCAATAAGTTGACTGACGTCGTTTTCCAAAACCTTTAAGTTCCCAAGGTGAGTGGTTTTTGCAGAATCATTTGGCTGAATGTACAACTGATTCGGGGCATTCATAGTCGTGATCATGTCAGTCTCGGAGAAGGACATGAACCTTTGCTCTGTACGAGTCCCATCACCATCAATCGTTGTTCTAAAAATATTCAACTTGGCATTCGTGTCAAGATGAACATCTAACCCTGTCTTGGTTTCCACAGCAATATTGGATGTTGCTCCAATGATAAGTTGCTGTGGTGTATTATCGATATCATTATACGCAATCACTTTCTTTGCTACCAGTGCAGAAACCAGGTTGATGTTGTCATCAGGGTATGTGTAACTTGGTTGATTTGGAACTAATATTGATACACTTGAAGACATAAGATGGATTACTTTAAATTATAAAGATAAAATATTTCATTTCACATAATTTGATGAGGATTTGAACGCATTTGATAAACGCATTGAATAAACGCTTCTAATAAACGCATTTCAAGCACTATCTAAACCTCATAGATTCTGCATTCATCACAATCCGGGTGATCATCACAATAGGCTTCAAGGGGTTCTTTCTCGCTTTCGTTCAATCTGTTAAGAGCAAACTCAAGTTCTCGCACTTTATCCAGGGCAATGAGACAAGCAGATGCTGTCCACTTATCCTTGCAAGCCAATTCAGCGTCAGCGTATGCCTTTTCCAAAAGCATCTTTATATGTTCTTTGCGACTGGCGGCGTGTGATGTTTGCGAAACACTGACAGCACATCTGACCTGTCGTGGTGGTGTTCTCGCCCTCATGTAAAGTTTGGTAGCACCAGCAGCAACATTGCGAGAAGAAAGAGTTGAAATCATTTGTAATTTCAAAACAAAAAATAATTAACAGAAATACCGCCTGGCAAGTCTCATCTTCCTGATAATAGCATCTTGTTGCTTTAGCTTTTCTTCCAACTCCTCTACAACATTGTGACTTGCAATCTCCTGCTCCATCTTTGCCAACTTAACCTTAGCATCTTCATACAGCCTTTGTAAATTGATGTGTTCACTTTTCACGATGCTATGAGATTCAAGCAGGTCATTGTGCCTATTCGTAAAAGCAGTGCTTTGCTCGTGGAATTGTTTTTGTTTATGGCTCAAGGCATCAGTGGCGGCCTTTAGTTCGCCCTCCTTGGCACTTAGGGCATCAGTGGCGGCCTTTAGTTCGCCCTCCTTGGCACTTAGGGCATCAGTGGCAACCTTTAGTTCGCCCTCCTTGGCACTGAGGGCATCAGTGGCGGCCTTTAGTTCGCCCTCCTTGGCACTTAGGGCATCAGTGGCAACCTTTAGTTCGCCCTCCTTGGCACTGAGGGCATCAGCGGCAGCCTTTAGTTCTCCCTCCTTGGCACTGAGGGCATCAGTGGCGGCCTTTAGTTCTCCCTCCTTGGCACTGAGGGCATCAGTGGCGGCCTTTAGTTCGCCCTCCTTGGCACTTAGGGCATCAGTGGCGGCCTTTAGTTCGCCCTCCTTGGCACTTAGGGCATCAGTGGCAACCTTTAGTTCGCCCTCCTTGGCACTGAG